CCGATAATGGCTTTTATGTCTCAAAAATGAACATTTGTTCATTTTTTTTTGATTTTAATGTAATTCAAGATGGCGATGAAGTGGAGAGTTTCCAGCTGTTCCGTCGTTAATTTTGCTGGGCACCAAACCCCTTTCGCCTTGCGGAGAGTCGACCTCCGCCCACAGTACATTCTCCTACGGATTCGAACCGCCACCTTGATTTACATTTTTCATTTTAGATAAGATACATTGGTATTTCCTTTCCAAGAAGGTTCCAACTTACTATGGCTTAATTTGGTGAGCACGGAATTGATAGCACGTCGAAGGATTTCGGAAAAATTGTCTTCAAATAAGCTATCAATATTAGTTACGTAATTTGTCCATTCCTTTGGTTCTTGGGCGCCGACTTCAAATCTGATTTCAATTTGTTCGATATGCGATTTATGAAATCGAAGATGTAATTTTAGCCTATGCTCAGCGTATTCCTCTTCGAACTTTGAAAACAGATGAAGGATTTTTCTAAAAATTCTCAAATCAAAAATATCATTTCCTGATAGATCTTCCGAATTTGATTTTGAGTATAGTCCATCCTTTTGAATAGGCTGTATCCTCTCATCTTGGTTCGTTAGAATTGAAAGTCGAACTCCAGTAATTGTATGTTTTAAATCGTCGGTATTTACCGTTCCTTCAATCGCGGGATAAATTTTCTCGATCGAGAATGTTCCTAATAGTGTATTGCCTTCCCATTCAGTAGATTTGAGTTCGCCGAATTGAGAATCAATGGAAGAAATTGGTGCGATCGTATTTCCAAAGAATACCGGTAGCGTTTCTATGATCGAAACATCTTCCTTCGTTGGGTTTCCGTTTTTACCGTCCGCGATAAGAATTACTGCTTTGAATTCCATTTTAGTCCTCAAGAATATTAGAATCTTCGAATGATACACCGAAAATGAATTGAGTACAAACGTTTTCAAACCATTTTCAAATTATTTAAAAACTCATCAAAAACCCCGTTAAGATTAGAGAAAAAGGTTTGCAATGTTTTCAAACGTTACCCAATTGTCCCTTTCCTGTGGCACGACCTCGGGGCGAGAACTACGAAAAGAATCTTCACTATAGGACTCCAAAAGAGTTCCGCGGCGAAAAAGAAGTAAAAGGAAAGACGGCACCGACAGATTCAAATTCCCCCCCGAAAGAAGAAACAGATCCGCGATTCATGGACGTTTCAACATTTCGTAAAAGTCGTTTCTATGGACCGACCAGAGCAACGGTCGATCAAGCTATCAGTTTAAACAATCGAATGTATGAGATCTTGCGGACCCAGAAAGACGCAAAGGATCCGATTTACGTCGATGATCAATACGTCCTCCTTTCGCAAGGTGTTCGGTGCCGACCCGTTTTCCGACCGGATCCGTTCGATCTTCGCGATATCGGATATTCTTCATCTTTGATTGGTTCTATTCACCAAATTCTCGCCGATGATGTTTCGATGTATTGCGATCTCGACGAAGATCCGGGTTTTTCCATCGCAATGAAGGAAAAGAGAAAGTCCCCTTCTCCGGAAGATAAAATCAAAATGGATAACCTCGGCCATTTGTTGCTTATAATGGGCGATAAATCTCTTCCGACTTGGCGCGAACGTGAGCGCCTAGGCGAGGTTCTTGAAATGGCCACAAGGGATACTCTCGCGATTGATACGGTAGCCTACCAGAGGACTTTTAACAGAAGAAACGAACTGATAGATATTACCTATCTTGATCCGGCCACAATTTTCCGAGTGGATCCGAAAAAGGGCTATAAGGGCGACAAATCAATAACTCACGTCCAGATGATTCGGAATCAAGTTACGGAAGTTTACGAAGCGGGAAGAATCGTGCTTCGCCATAAGAACAATAGTTCCGATGTGAGATTCCGTGGGTTCGGGATTTCCCCGATCGAGTCTTGTATCCTAGAGATCATGTCTTTGATCTTCGTAATAAAACACAACGCGGATCGATTCAATTCCAGGAATCCGCCTCGTGCCTTAATAACTAGTGAAGGGAACATATCGAAGGCTGATCAAGAAAAATTGGAACTAGAATGGGAGAACGCTTATTTCGGTGCTCGAAGTGGTTTTAGACTTCCAATGCTGTTTGGTGCCGGGAAAATTCAAGTCCATAACCTCGAAGTAAACGATGATTTCGAATTCGATAAACTTCTTCAGATGACTGCATCTTTGATCTGCGCTCGGTATGGAATCGACCCCGCACAGTTGGGTTTGAAACTGAACCAGTCTGCGACTCTATCCGAACCTTCCGTTGACGGGAGGCAGCACTTTGCACGGGATCGCTCACACGGTTCACTTATGGCTTTTCATAGGGATTGTTTAAATGAAGTTCACGATCCCCAAGATGATTCACCGTACAAGTTGATTTTTAACGGAGTGAAGGTAGATGAATCCTCGAAGAAAGCTGATCTCTATGATAAGCAATTCAAGACCTTCCGAACGCTTGATGATATTCTAAAAGCGGAAGATCGGCCAACGATGAAAGAACTTGCGGACTCCTATAAAACTACTGGTGTGATTTCGGATGAACAAGCAAAGAAATTTGCTCAAATGGGAATGCTAATCGGAAATCCATACTTTGCCGCGGAGTTTAGTAAAATTCTTGGAAACGGATCTCAACCTGCACAAACCCCTTTCCCAGGAAATTCTCCAGACGGTAATCCGAACTCATCGAGTGAAGGTGCCCCATCCCAAAACCAAGGAAGCGGACCTGATCAGGAAGATGAGTTACCTTGGAGTGATGAAGATTTTATCACTCCGGATTCAGAACCGGTAACTCAATAAAATAAAGCACTCATACGAGTAAAAAAAATTAAGGCGGTATAAAATGTCTGAAGTGAAAGCACAAGAAAAACAAGAGGAACAACCGGGTAGCGAAACTCCCCCTACTTCCGCAGAAAATCAAAGTGCGAATTCTTTGGATAATGACTCTGTAGAAGAAGAGGATGCGACTGGAATTTTGCAACCAATCATCGATGGATTGAGCGACTTGAAGAAGTTCGATCTATACGAAAGCATTCTACAAATTCTTACTACAGAAAATAGAGCTTTCAAAAGCAATATTTCCGGCGTTATAGATCTGCTCGCTTCTGTAGGTGTTGAAACGGAAAAATTTAAGGCTGAACATTGGACTGAATTTGCAGAAAAAATTATCAAGAGCGTGAATACGGATGCTTTTGATAGACTCAGTAGTGGGATCGAAGGAATCCTTCACCAAACCACTGATAAGAAAACAAAACTTTCCCTTTGGTCTTCGGCAATTGATTCCTTCCTCGCAGAACTGGCACACTGAAAGTCCATTTTTACGCGGCCGTGCTGGACGTGAATTCCAGCTACTTGTCGGAGATCGATTAAAGTGGCTGGAATTTTGTGTTATTGGCCCACAAGATCCGGATGTTTTTGCTTCCAAAACTTTTTTTCGTAAAGGGATCTTCTCCTGGGGTAAAAAAACGATCGGGAAATACTTTCCGAATATTTTTGTTAAGAAATTCCCGACAGACCGTCCACCGTTTATTACGATCGGAAAAGACGCTGATCCCACCCAGGAAGAAGTTTCAGATCCAGAGTTTGAAAAATGGCTTTTTGAATATCTGGAAAAAGACTGGAACCCGGTTTACAAAGAGATCGGTGAGACCGGTACGCTTTTAGGATACCTTTCCGGATACTTAAGTGGCGCCTTGAAACTTCCGACAGAAACCATCGATGAAATGGGGATCGAAGATTACGATCGAGCTTTAAAATACAAACTTGGTTTCGGTTTGGAAGATCGTAATTCGCTCGAAAAAATCATTCCAAAATCTCGCGAAAGAGAATTGGCAGCAGAATATGCGAAGAATCATGCCGCGGAATGGGTCGCTATCTATCAACGAGATGAAAAAGGAAACATAATCCAGGATCCAGAGGGAAACCCGGTTCGCGGCGGGAAACCATACGAATATCTGTCTTTGATGTATCGGGACATGATTTCAACAGCGATCACTGAAGGGAAAACCATGGAGCAACTTCAGTCGGAGATGGCCTATCCCGACCTTTTTGAACTTGTAGAAAAGGGGAAAATATCCGAAGATGAGTATCTTAAAATTCTGAATGGGGATGAGTCGTCACTTTTAACGCTCAGATTGAATCGAAACTTCCGGCGCTTTGCTTGGACAGAGGCGTCGATGGCTTTCAACGCAGGGCGAATTTCTGCGTTGGTAGAGAACGGAATCAATTACGCGATATTTACAAAAGGGCGGCGAATGATGTGATGTTTAACTGGTATGAAGAACAATTAGATAGAATCGATGCCTCTTGTAGTTGGGATTTAAACCAGAATGGAATTAAAATCCCACTCGATGTTCGAAAATTTTCGAATCTATGGGAACAAAAATATTATCTAAAATTATTGGATATCAAAGAGAAGATAGCGAGACTTAAAAAGGAAAGGCCGGACGCACGTATTCGACGAAAGGTTATCCTTGATACGATGGCATTGAATCGAGAATATCATGAATACCAAGATTGTGAAAGTGCATTAACGAGACTTCTTCAGGATATTCAGTCTGGACAGATTCAGGTCGTGAGTATGCTCTTGATTTCCATAAAATCCATCGTCGGTGAAATGGTTATTGATTTAGAAGGATCTGGTTTAACAAAAGAAGAACGAATCGAACTCTTAGAAGAAGCATTAGAAATTGAAAAGCGAGAGGGAGGAAAATGGAATTAACAAACCTCTATTATATTGATCCTGGTATAAAGAAAGTGGTCATTTTTTGTATTCTGAATTTTGAAATCTGTTATTATAAGCAATTCTATAATCTAAGACGCTGTTCTGATTCGCTCCTTATCTATGAATCGAGAAATTATTTTGAAGTAAAACACTATGCTGAAAATCAAGATTGTATTTTAGTGGGGCCTTTTTACAAATATGGGACGTGAATTTCTAAAAACGGGTGGAAACACTTTCAAAGTCGAGATCGGTCCTTCAACTTTCAATCCAAATCCTCCAGACGATTTAATTCAAAGGCAAGGCGAACCGGTAATATGGTTGAGGTATTTTCCGAATCCAGACACGAACAGTCAGCAACTTATGGCGCTCCCTGGCAAGAATGGAACTATCTATCGGATTGATCAAACCTTTAGAGTTCCATTGGAGGATCTTCAAAATCAACAGTTTGATGGGAACGATCTTTACACTAGATACGGACCAATTTTAAAAATTCGTAGGTTGTATGTGGTGCGCGCCGAAGAGGAAGGAGGAAACCTTGATTTAGAAATCGAAGAATTCGAAGGCAATAGGATAAGAATAGTTCCGAACAGGGAATTCGAATCCTATATGTTGGTGCGATGCGATTATGAAATTTCGGTAATCGATAAAGAAGAAATAATTTCAGTTGTTCAGAAGTTTGAAGGCGGAGTAGTAAATTTAGAACTTTTCCCACATAAATTAGTAACGAACGTTAAAGAAATTTGGCGTAAGAGGCCAACCGAAGATAAATTCTCCAAACTCTCTGATTTCAAACACGACCTCGTAAACATATTTCTTAAAGATGTTTCTTCAATTGGATCTGTCTACGAAGTTAAGTTTGATTCTTTCTCTCCTATCAAAATTGGTTACAGAATGATAGAAGCGAAAGATCGGCGTTTAGGGAAATCCGGTATAGATTTGCAAATTGGCGACCTTGATGTCGTTGTGGGTTCAACGACAAACTTTGCAAAGGACGATTTGATTATCTTATTGAATTCTCTCATGACCGAGAAAGAAATTTGCAAAAGAAATGAAGAAGGTCTGTATCCAATAAAATACACACCAGTAAGAGAAATCTATGCAATCCATTCTCAGGATAAAGAATACACAAACTACTCCATTGAGAAATTTAGATTTTTGCGATTGAATGAGAAAACCCTTCCTAATCAAATTTCAATCGTTTACGGATATAATCCGAAGTTCAAAATCTTGCCGTCTACTAAGCTATCTGCTCTTGCTGATAAAGTTCAGCCGCGAGAATGGGTTGCAAGATTGGAACCTGCACTTCTCGATCTTTCGGAAATAATCACCGTCATTTCGCGTTAAATTATTGCAATGTAAAAACAATCTTCGATTTGTCCCCCATCGTATGAATCAAGACGAGATAATCCAGAGTTTCTTAAAAGGGCGGAAATTTGAAGTTGGAAGGGAAAGCGTTAGGAAGGACGGAATTTACAGAAAGATTTCCGATTCAGGTGAAAAATCTAAACAGTGGAAGCTAATTCAAAAACATAACGAGGATAAAAAAAGATTCTCAAAAATATTAGAAGCGATAACGAACTTCTTCGGAGCTGATAAGAAGGACGCAAAGTTTATTCCGAAACGTGAATACGATTCCAATAAAATCGAAGATAAAGGAATCTCTATTCAAGAGTGGACAAGACATTTTACTAAATATTTTGAAAGTAAATCTCAAATCGATGCAAAATTTCATCAAGAAAAGAATGCAACTGAAACGAATTCGACTATTATCGAAAATAAGAATAATTCAAATCAGGTAACAAATTTCACAACGAATATCACGAATCAAAATACAGGCAAACCTACATTCAAAAAATCAATTTTCAAAATACTTTACGACCTTTATGGAGATGGAAATGGAAAATCAAATCGCGATAATGAATCGAATAATCGAGTCGAGTTATCAAATTCTACCGACAAGGGATCCGGAATGGGTCTATCAAAGCCTACTCGGGATGGCGAAAGCGGACAAATTAGAACCGACACCGGAAAATCTGCTCTCTTTGGCAGGAAATCTGGAAATGGATCTTCTTCAAGAGTTTCAAGTGACGAACGAATAACAAAAGAAGAATCGTTGGCGCTTTCCGTAGCGGACAAACTAAATACTTTTCGAGGCCTCTGGAGCAAGAAAAAACAAAACGAGATCAATTTAGAATGTAAGAAAATCCTTTCTACCACCCCACCTGAACAAATTACTTCAGAACAAAAAGAAATTTTAAGATTATACGAAGGTTCTGGAGGACAAACGACAAATGCAGAAGTGGAGGCGAATAGAGGAATGCTATATCAATTCCTTACTCCAACAAAAGTCGTCGAGAAAATGCAGGATATACTTTCTCGCTATGTGAATGAGGGGGACAAGGGCATGGAACCTTCGGCTGGTATCGGCAGGTTTGCTGATGGCAAAGGAGGAAAATACAATTGGGATATGATGGAATATAACCCGGATGATAAAACAGCCTTTTCTATCGCAAAAATCTTAAATCCAGAAGCGATCGGAATTTTAACTTCGGATACAAAAAATAAAAAAGCAAAAGATCCTGAACTTGGAAAGCAGGGACTTTCAAGGTTCACTGAAATTTCCCAGCAATTCAATTCAGCAAAACATCCTTGTAAGATTCTTATTGGGTCGGACGTAATCAAGGAAGGTGTTTCTTTGAATAACAATACAATTGCCGCGTATAATGCCTCGATAGATTGGAATCCAACTACAGAGGTTCAGAAAAGAGGTAGGCACCATCGACCGGGAAATTTACAAAAGAATGTTCAATGGATAGATATCTTGATGGAAGACTCTATTGATTCGAAACTCTATCAAAAGCAATCCGAAAAAATTTCTCGTATCAATCAAATATTTGAAAAGAGTGGATCGGCAGCAATCGATGTTTCAGATATAAATCCGGAAGAATTGAAAACCGATATAATTCGAGATCCTAAAAGGAAGGCTCAATTTATTGTAAATGAAGAGGCTGCAAAAGTAAGGCAGGAAGCAAAGGAGCTCCAAGGAAAGTCTTTCACGCTTCAGGGTATAGTCGATGAAATTAGGGAACTTAGAAACACAGTCCAAAACGAAGAACGATGGTTAAGTGAAGAAAAAAAAGATCTAAAGGAAAATGTAGAAGAGTTTAACAAACTCAAAAAAAAAGGACGATCGGAAAGCTATGGACCACTGTCCGAATTCTCAATTAGCTATCAAAGAAAGAAAGTTCAAGACTTAGTTACAAGTCTTTCAATCAATAAAGCCAAGCTACAAAGAAATGAAGAGAACCTAGAAAGAAAAGGACTAAGTGATTTGGTTAAAGCCGAATCAGCGGCGAATAAACTTATGAGTGAGTCAGATAAACTATCAGAAAAGGTCCGAGAAATACTCGGGAATAAGAAGGAAGAGTATATTTCAAAATTCACGAAGGAACTCGCGGAGAAGGAGAAGAACAAAGCGAAGGAATCAATTGATTCGATTGTTTATAAGCATGTCCGCGAACTTTTATCCGTAGCAGGAATAAACGAGTTCCGTAAATCGCTTGCTTTGAATTCCGAAATCAGGAATCGAATTACTCTAAAGCGATACTTGAAATCGGCATGTTAGGAAATATTCTCTTGACTAAAATATTTAATAAAGGATTTGTCCCAAGCCATGGCGAATAATTGGAAAGGATTTCTTTTTGATAACCCAGATAGAGAAGCGAATCGCCATCTTTTGGAACGGTGTTTTACCGGGAAGGATGTCGCAACGATCGAGAACGGCCTTCCAGCGCAAGGTGGATGGGGAGCCGTAACGACACCCGATGAAATTCGTTATTCGTGGATGGTTGGAAATTCCCGTTTGATGTCCACGGATGGATCATATATTACGAACGAAAATCTTCAAGGTTTGATCCACACTTTGACTTTAGCTTTATCGAATGAGCTCGAGCACGATATTTACCCACAAGTCTACCGTCATAGGCCGAAAGGAAACCTTCCTCGTAACATTGAGGACCACGCAAAATGGTTCGATGCGATCGATTTCAAAAATGAAGATGTTGGAAATAATTTCTTCGTTTCATTGGGGAAAGTGCCTTTGATTAGAGTTTTACGATGGGAATTTGTGAATCCTGTATCCCGAAACTCTGACAATATTCCCGATGGTATGTCGATCGATCTTTTAAGCAAAGCGAGAATAAATTACGAGTCCGGGATTTTGAGATCAGTTGGGATGCTCGGGAATGGTTTCAATATTAACCCCAATGCCGCGATGAGGTCACAAAGAGTTTTTGCCGGTCTTCCACAAACAAGGGTTCCGACAGTCCATTACATTGATTTCATTTCAGGATACGATTCCGCAGCGCGAGTTCCCGCGGAATTGAGAGAAGTGATCGGAATTTTGGCGTGTTTAAGAGTGATGTCCGCACATGGTGAATCTAAAGCCGGCGCGATTGCATCCTACTCTGTGGGGGTCGGGCCGTTGCACGAATCCATATCCACAACTCAGTCAGCCACTTCATCGTTATTTGGAGCGCGGCAGCTTGAGCTTTACAACAGATTAAAAGCAATTGGTCCTGGACTTATTGAAAGGTACAAACAAAAGCGCCTCGCAATTTTATAAAAAAAGGAGAACGGCTTATCGCCACACTGGCAATAAGCCAAGAAATTTGAATGGGTAGATCATCGAGAGCATTTTCAAGACGTTTTGAAAAGAAACGTGTTCGAGAAATTTTAAACAAAGAATCATTCGAACTTTTAGGATTTTCGAAAAAGTTTTATGATGAGAACATGAATCCGATTCAAAAATGGGTCGTACTAGCGCTCTTTAAAATGCGATTTCAAAAACTTTCTAAATTTGTACAATCCTTCGCGGGATTTACAATTACACACGTTTCAAAAATTCCTCCAAAGATCGATATTTATTCTATGGGCACGTACGTCGGTGTCATCGGATATTTTCATTGGACAGGAAACCTTATCATTGCTCGTATTCTAAGTTTAGGAAAGGATCCGGCTAAACTGATTGAATCGGCAAAGGTATTAGTTGCTTCAAATTATCGAGAATCTCTGAGTGAATGATCCGAATACGATTGAAGAGCGCGTTTAATTCTGGTTTAGGCGCTTTCATCTTCTTTTGTTTTGGAGTCATGATATCGTATAGATTCCGGTGGTTTATGAATATTGAATCTATCAGAGATAGCGTTAAATTTTTTTGTGCGTGAGTTAGGTAAGTAGGTTTTTGACGGATATCTTTTAGTTTTTTCATTTGGGAAGGATATATCGCAATCTTACCTTCCTCTTGAAGAACAAAGATCCGATCAATCGCCGCGTGAATAACTATAAATTCTGATTGAGGTATATTCGGTTGGTCCTGCATTTCTCTAGGAGAAAAACTTCTTAAGATTTTTTTGACAATCATTATTTTTTTTGTTGCATTTCCTATGAAGGATTCCTCTTGTCCGTCTCCAGTTATTTACATTGCGGAGAGATAAATGAACCCGGACATTCGGCAAAGAATCCAATTCAATCAAAGCGAAATTTTAAAATCCGAAGTTCTTCTAACTTCATCCGAAAGAATTGGACTCAACTTAATCACGGGAAGTAACCCTTTCTTTGCAAGGGAATCCGATACGGGAAGAATACTTTTTTGGGACGGTTGTCGCTGGGTGGATGTATTAAGCGATCCGGGATTCTTAGGAGTAAACATTCTTCGATTGGCTTCGAATGTTTCCGATGGAGAAACGATTTCTATTGGCGGACTTACATTTCAATTTGATAGAGCTGCGGCGGGGGTCCCTGCCGGTAGAATCGGAATCACCTCACATTCAGACGACACACCGGTGAACGTTTCGACTTCGATTGTAGCGGCAATCAATTCTCAGAATCGGTCCGAAGTTTTGGCTATGAAAATGTCAAATAACGAAATTCTTACGATCAATAAAGACTTCGAATCGAATCCGTCCTTTGGATCAACCATGGCCGGTGCAAACAATCAGTGGGCATCACCGAATTCTATAGTAGGTGAAAAACCCGGAACGGTTCAATCGGGCTTTGTGAAAAGAATTCCAACCGCCGTGGAAGTGGCTCTCGGAAAAATTCGAGTAGTTTTTGATTTCCCACCGACTCTTCTGGAAATTCGCGTAGTTCTTTCCGCAAAACCGGGCGTTCAAGTCGCCTGGGATGGGACGGTATCGGTATCAGGGAACATTCTTACACTCGATAACGCATCCGGTTCCACTCCGTTTTTGGCAACTCATACAATTACTCTTTGGGTAGGAAAGAGTGCGTAAAGTTTTCACCGCTCAAGATCTCGAACTTTCGCGGATCAATAACCACTTCACGATTCCTTTGGTTTCGGTAGATGAAGAAGGTAATCCGATACCAAGTCCAAAAATTGTTCTTACAAATCCAGAACGAATTTTCGTGATTTTGGAAGTTAGAGCCGCGGGACCGTGGACTATTACATACCTGAATAACTCCGCAAAAGATGAAGAGCAAGAATACACAAGAAACGGAAACGGGAATGAACAATTTACCGTTCCGTTTTCCGTAGAAAAAGCAACCCTAACCGGAATTTCAGAAGTTTCCGGATATTTTATTCCCGTTTTCAAATGAATCGCCTACGAGTAAAAATTGATATTTCTTTAGTCAATGAGAATGGAGGACTTACTCCTTTCCCAACAAAATCGGTTGATTACGATTTTGCAGCGGGAAGTTTCGGAGATTTTTTTGATATCGATAACAATTCACGGGATACTCAAGTTTCTCCGATTCAAGTCGATCTTTCTCGTTACAAAACAATCAACGCCGTTTTTCTCTTTGCAAATTATACGGATTCCGATCAGGAAAATGGAATCAAGGCCGGTGATCCCGCTAAAATTCAATTCCAATCAAAATTGAATGGGGATTGGAAGGAAGCGGAAGTCGTTGCATTGGGAGGATTTCAACCAGAGCAACTTTTAGTTAAGGCACTGGGGACGAGACGAATCCGAGTCACAGAGGTAATATCAAGTGAGTGATTTCAAAAAAGTCAAAAGTCAACCCTTTCTCAAATCAGCACAAATTCAGGAAGTTGAGAGAGAAGGAAAGATGCTTAACGTCTTACTAAAAATCTCAAGCGAAACAAGGGATCGACAAGGTGATATGATTCTAAAAGGCGCGTGGGATCATCCAGATGATAAGGCATACTTTAAAAGTAAATCCTACATAGATTGGAATCATCTTTCTCATGTATTGACTTTTTCAAAATCCGATTCAGCAATCCATCGCGCCGAAATTGAAAAGGCGAGACAGGGCGCGGTTCTTGGTCGACCTAAAGGGGATTATTTTTGGGAGAACGACGGGCTCTATTGCCAAGCAAGACTCAATACGGAAAACGAATTTATTAAACCGTATGTTCCTTTGATAGAAGATGGCTTTGCGGGCCTTGAGGCTTCGGCTGCCGGTGGCTTTTATAAACCGACTCAGGAAACAATTTCTAAATACGGTCCAAATACTTACGATCGAGCAAGAATCAGTCACATCGCAATTTGTCCACCCGGTCAGGCAGTAAATCCGGACACACAAATGGTCCTCATGAAATCCGTACTCGCACAAACTTTCAATTCGGGAATCGCCGGGAGTAATCCTCCGGGTACTGAAATCGTAGTTGGAAAAATAGAAACCCTCCCTCCGATCCCTGAGAATGCCAATGAAGCAATTTTAGAATACATTCTTCAGTCTTGGGGATATCGAGATTACGTTTCTGATTCACTGATCAAATACATGGAAGCTGGTATTTTAAAACCGGAATTCGAAGCGATTCGAGATTTCATGATTAAATACGGACTCAACCCGCAGGAAGCCAGCGGACAAACCGTGAAACTTTTAGTTCATTTAGACCAAAAAGGTTAAGGAGAAATAAATGAAAGATAAATACGAACAGTGGAAGAAAGGTTTCTTAAGCCCATTTATGAAATCGGAAACCACTCCTCCCGACAGTACACCGCCTCCCGAAGCGAATGCGGCGGAAGAGCAGGAATCAGCGATCACTGACGAACTCATTTCGAAGTTGCAAGCTGCGATCGAGAAAGGCGAGGTAAAAGTCGAAGAAACCGCGATCAAAAAATGGTGCAAGGCGAACGGATTAGAGGAAGAAGATTCTCAAACCGTTTGGGATACGATTAAAGAAATCGTCGATGAGGAATCTTCCACTGGAACTGAACCGGACAAAACGATGGAAAAGGGAGGATTTGCTTCTTTGAAGTTACGAACTGAGTTTAAGGAATTCAGCAAATCTCTAAGTTCAATTTCGAAAAGGGACAAGGAACACAGCGCCGTCCTCGCACTCTTAATCCAAGACCTTCAAGCGTCGGATAAACAAATCACTGAGTTCAAAACTCAAATCGAATTTCTAAAGTCAGAAATTCAAAAAATCGGTGGAAACCCTAAGGATCCAAAAGATTCAAAAACTTCCATCGATCAGATTCCGGACGATCAACTTGGAACTCGGGATCAGATTGTAAAGAAACTGTTCAAGGGAGTTCAAGATAAAGCCTTAAACTTCGGTGACCTTCAGATATACAAATCACAAGGAACTCTCACGGAACCTGCGAAATTATTTTTAAAATCTTCACAAGGAGGAAACTAGAAGATGAAACTAAAAAATATTTGGCTAGTTTTAGCTTCGTTGGTTTTGTTGGTGGCCGGGAATCTTCTAGGTTCTGGAGATCCCTCTTACGTTATGATGGGTTTGGTCCCTGCAACGTTTACGGACATCAAACAATTAACAGAATTCGCTAAAACTTTCAACGCGAATCCGGGTATCACGGATGTTGCGGCCCTTACAAATGGCCAAGCAACGACCATGCATTCTTTGGATGAGGAAATGGTCTTACTTGCTCAAGATAGCAACGAATACAATTTTCTCAACACGATGTATTACAAGGACACAAAATCCACCCTCAATATTTTCGGAAGAATTTTGGATTGGGGCGGAAACGGTGATTTCTCGTTTGTCGGGGAAGCGGATGACGCGGAATTCAAAGATGTAAGTATCGATAGAGTTGCGAAAATTATTTCCTATCTTGCAGAAGGATACGCTGTTTCTAAAGTTTTAGACATGTCGGATACCGGTTCCTTTGATCCGGAAGCGATCCAGGTCGAAGGTGCGATCAACCGAATCATGCAAACCCTGGCCTATGCCGCGTGGTACGGCAACAAATCCATCAATGGACTCGAATTTGACGGTTTCGTTACTGAACTCGTAAAGAGCGGACAGGTGTTCGATGCTGAAGGTGGATTTCCCGATCTAAAAAGTATCAAAGAATTGACAGTAAACATTCGGACGAATTACGGTTTTACAAACGAATTCTGGCTACATGATTCGGTTAAAAACGTATTAGACAATTATTATGTAGGAGCAAAGGAATTCATTGCCCAACCGTCAAACGGGAATCCATCTATTGGTTACAACATTCCGAGTTTAATCGGCGCGCCTTTGCGTAACAGTAAGCTAGATTTCAAAACTGATCTTTGGATCAACAGACACCTCGTTCCGCTTCCTACTTACAGAGCGTCGAATGGAGCTAAAACTCCTGGAAAAACGAACCCGAAAGCTCCGGATCAACCTACGGCAACTGCGGTCGTTTCCGGTGGTCCCATCTTTGGTTCAAAGTGGAAACCTGCTGATATCAAAGATTCTTCGAATTCTGATTCTGCAATCAGTTACAAGATTGTTGCATGTAATCGATTCGGAAGAAGTGCTGTGTCTGCAACTGTGACTACTCCAAGTCCTATGGTTAAAGGAAGATCTGTCGTTCTGACGATTACTCCCGCGGGTTCCGGTGAAACTGCCGACTTCTACCAAATTTTTAGAGAATCTCGTCCTGGAAATGGGGATTTTAAATTAACGGAACGAATTCCTAAGTCCGGAGGAACAACTACAGTTTATTCCGATGTAAACGAATGGATTCCTGGTTGTACGGAAGGTGTGATCGGTGATTTTAACGCTCAGTCTCCGCTGAACCAAACTAGAACCTATCAGATGCTTCGGATGTTACCGATGCTTCAGACTAAATTTTCACCGAACGCAGTCTATCAAAGAAAGATGGCCGGTATGGTGGAATTTTACGGAGGATTGGCTGTCTTACAACCTAACCGCTTTTACGTAGTTAAGAATTTGCCTACTTCAATGTCCAGAGCAGCATAAGAAGGCATTCAAAAATTAGAATTTAAAAAAGGGCAGGTTACTCTGCCCTTTTTTGTATAAGGGATTATGTTAATTTCAAACTCAGAAGGAAAAACCGATATCGCCGCTCTTACGAACGGAGCCGCAATTACGAAGGATCCACTGTCGGTTCCGAAGAAGAAAAGTTTTCACGATACGTTCAAAGATTTCTTTAAAAAAAAGTATAAGAAGTCTGATGATAAGAAAACGATTTGTGTAGACTTCGACGGGGTTATCCATTCATATCAGAGCGGGTGGCTGGGTATTGATCAGATCCCGGATCCACCGGTTGAGGGCGCGTTTGATTGGCTTCTCGAAATTTCGAACTTTTTCAATGTCATAATTTATTCTTCCCGGTGTTCGGACGCGAAAGGAATCGATGCAATAAAAAGTTTTTTGAATACTCGCCAAGATGAATGGCGACAATCTAGATACGCGAGGAATCTCGGTGTCCCGAAAATGAGTAAATTTTCGGATCTATTTCAGTATTCCGCGAATAAAATTCCAGCGCACTTATATTTAGATGATCGAGGAATTCAATTCCAAGGAGTTTTTCCGTCGACAGAAGAGTGTGAAAATTTTTGTTCTTGGGTAGATTCAAAAGAATTCAAGAAATCATCGTCTTCTTTAAAAATAAAAAAGGGGGATGTGAATTCTGATCCAACAGAAGCACAAAAGAAAGCCGGAAATTATAAAAAGAAACATCTAAAAATTCATGATCTTCCGATTACGATTGAGAATCCCGCGGGAAGCAGTCGGAAAGGTATCGACCCGGATGGAAAATCTTGGGAAACAAAAATGAACCACCATTATGGTTATATAAAGGGTTCAAAGGGAAATGACGGAGACCACATAGACGTTTTTATCGGACCGAATCCAAATTCGGAAATTGTTTTTGTAATCAATCAAGTGAATCCGAAAACAAAAGAGTTCGACGAACATAAAGTTATGCTCGGATTTGATTCGGACGAGGACGCAAGGAACGGTTACCATTCTTGCTACGAAAAAGGTTGGAGTGGACTTGGAGACATGGTCTCCATGACGATCAACCAGTTTCAAAACTGGTTAGAAAATTCGGATACTCAAAAGGAAGTTGAAGAATTCTTTCATAAAGCACAAGCGGCGCAAGTTGGAGAAAGAAGAACTTGGAATGACGGTCTTCAACATGAAAAAACTTCGAGTGGAGATTGGAAAGCGGTCGGGGCCGGAAAAGAATCTGCTCAAGCATATAAACCCACCGCAAAAGTTCCGACATCCGGGAGTTCCAAAACTCATGCAGTCACCCACGAACAAAAGGCCGTCGAAGTTTTGGATCGTTGGAAAGAGTTTGAGCAGAAAGCAAAAGAAAGAAATAAAGAAAGAGTCGCTAGGACTCCTCCGGAAAAACGAGCGCAACTGAATGACGTAAAATACGCCGTTCCGGGCGATATCGTTCGAATCGAACGTCCAAACAGCGGAAAAATCAATCGTGGTCATATCGCGGAAGTTATGGGAAAGGTTGATGATATGATCAAAATCAAACTTCCATCCGGAAGTGAATTTCTTTTTTCACCTCATGATTTGGCCTATGCGAAATCATCCGGATCTCAACAGATCTTTTCATATCAGTTCTTAAAAAGTTCAAATTCGGAAAATCCAAACATTCACACTTTTTCCGACGGAAATACTTATCAGAAAGAAGGAAATGGTTGGCGTTTGATTTCATCAGAAGAAGAAAACGATTCATCTCCGGAGGAAGATAAAGAGTTCGTCGAAAAGGCAATGAAGGCTGGAGAAAAAGTTCCGGTTAAAGTACTTAAGAATTATCCGGAACTTTTAAAGCAATTTCCGGAATACGAAAATCGGGTCAAGTCCATCGAGGCTCTTTCAAGTAAATTCCTGAAACAATGAGCGATTCTATTCTTTCCAAACTCAAATCGAAACCAAACATGTTTCCGCGGTTTTATGCGGTTCTCGGAGCCGCGGCAACTGATATACGAGACAAGTGGGAATTTTTGGCGGGAAAGCGCGCTGGGGTTTCAATCAAAAATGGCGGATTAGGTTGGTGGGGTCAACAGTATCTTGCAAACGGACAAATCCAAATCAAACGATCCGGTTTGGGATACCAGATTTTTTATGATAGCAACAAGTCTTCGTATGATTTCGAAAAAGTAGCAGAAAGTGGTCGCGGTTCTTTTGATATCGCTTCCTACCTACTCTCGAATTCCAAGAAAGTAAGAATAAATGCAAGAGGAAAGAAATTTCTGATCATTCCGATGAAAGGAAAAGAAGAACAATCCGCTTCCGCGGTGATGAAAATTCTTTCAACTTCCAAGGTAACCTCGCCAATGGGTGGGAAAGTAAAAAGGAATTCTTATTCGGTTGAAAAAATTGAAAATAAATCTCGTACAAACACTGTAAAATTTCAGCAGTTGAATGAACGAGGTGGAAGTTCCTCAAGTGTTAGTAAGATGGTGGTTTTAACAGAGGATTCGAATTGGGAGCCCTATCCAGAAATAACAGGACAGAAATTTGTTCAAAGAATGCAGGAAGAAGCAGATAGGATTCTCAGAAGTCCTGAATTTTTAAAAAACCTTGCAGAGGCATTGACGTTTGACTTAAAAGAAATCTATTTAAAGAAGAAAAAAAAGAAATGATACTTTGTCTTTATCAATGCGATCCGGAACAAAGGGTAATCGAAGAGCTCGCAAAATTGTTAGAAGAAAGTGGTTTGGAAGACCGTTCCATAACTTCCAAAGAGATCGTTACCTTTGGGCATCCTTTATATACTTATGCGAGCGCCGGAGAAATAGCGAACGATAGTTTTTTCCCTAAGATAGGAGTTGAGTTTCAAAATGATGATATCTCATCAGACTTAGGAATGAACCTTCAATATTCCGATTTCAATGAACAGATAAAGCGGAAATTGCGGTTTTATAGGGATCGGCATGAATCAGAATTCGAAAATCCGGATTTTGCTCAATTTGATAAAGTCCTAAATGAAAATTTCAAGACAGTAGAATATTACACTAGTCGGGTTGAATCGAATGTTTTGATCACGGGTTGGGGTGGAGGCGGTGTCGCAGGGAGACGAACAAGTAACGATCTTTATAGAATCGTGACGGCCCTTCTCCCATTTCTTTTTACGAGAATTTATAAAAACTACCGCGTTACCGCGCGTATCGATGGAAGGCTACAAGCTAATATCGAAGCGCCGGAGATTATGCGCGGCTGTTGGGGTTTTGAATTCTCGATAGTAATTTCGCAGTTAGTCCGAGTTTACAAATTCAGCAAGGAACCGTTTATCTCAAAAGCAGACGTATATTTCGATGGAAAAGATTCTGATGGTTCAACTTATCAGGCAGGAATAAAATTTCAGGCATTGCACGGAAAAATTAAAAATTATTCTCCTGATCCTAAAAAAATCTGATTGATTTTTTCAAAGGATACTTCTCTTGTCCACATGCCATATGGCAGGCAATGAGAGCTCGACTCCTACCTCTTCAGAGAATAAAGAAAGTTTTTTAGAAAAGTTCATCACCGAAAAAGAGGAACTTTCGCGTTACTCGATGGCGCATACATTTCGTGTTTTTTGTACTCAAAATTTCAAAAAATTTAACGAGTTGAAAACCGAGAATGATATCAAAAATGCCTTCGAACTTTTTTTTCATGGAAGAGAACCAAAAGAAGAATCGAAAGCACCTGCCACCTTAGAATCTAAAGGTGGTCTTAAGTAATGGGAACTTCGGGAAGTGTTTTTCAGGGAAGAGCGCTCGTAGCTCCTGGAGCTCGCGGTAAATTTCAAAGTATCGGAGCGAATCCCGGCGCCGGCGCGGATAAATTCACTTTAGTTCTCATCGGTAAAGCCGCGAACGGTGTTTATTTTAACGATTCGTCTTCTCCTTCGCTCCGAGATGATCAGCGGTACTATACAATTTCCGGCGGAGTAAACGGGTACAATCAGGCAAAAAGTATTTTAGGGAGTGGAGAATTACTTCAAGCAATCAAGTTCGCGACTTTTCCCTCGAGTGATGACAGCCTTGCTCAAGGCCCGCAACTTATCAAATTTCTGAACATCTGCCCAAATACAAAGGCTTTCAATGACTTCCCGTCTTTAAAGACCGGTCAAACGCATAAAATCTCTTTTCCAATTCCGGGCCCTAACGGGAAGAAGGTTCGGTTTTATAAGAACATCACGGATAAGACAATTCAAATCGGTGATGACAAAGGAATTCTACAATCGAGAAAACTTGAGAAAGCCGTTTTCAACGTTTCTTATATTGGAAACGCTACGGCCGCGCTTTTGGAAATTGACGCAACAAATCTAAAAGTAACTTTAACCGGATCCACCGACAATTCCGCTTCGATTTCTATCAAATTCGCGGATTATCCAACGATCGGTGAAGTAGTCGATCAGATCAATTCTCAAGTCGGATACGTGGCTTCGCTCATCGAATCTCCAGAATTTTTAGCTGCAAATCTTGATCATATCGAAGCGACCGATTCAAATTCAGTAAAGGCGCCAACGAATCAATTGATCTACGCGGATCTTTTTATGGAACAGAAATTCATAGAGGGAACCGGTTTCGGTGAAGTCGTTTTAGGACCGGTAAGGAAACCTTTCGCCGGTTCTACGATGTTTAAGTATCTTTCGCAAGGCGGAACGACCGGAACACCCGGATCCACCGATTTAAAAGATGCGATCACCTTCTCCAAAAAAATCTCTGGGTTATACCGAAACATTCTCTCTTCCACCCTTTCCGACAAAACGTATTTTAAACAAGTTTGTTTTGATATGATCTCTCCGGATACCGGATTGGAAACAATCGGAGGTTGCGGAGCCGACGGAGTTTTAACAATTCCTCAGAGACAGGACGAAGGCAGAACGCTCGGAACGTACTGGATGACTTACGGATTGGAATCGTTTCGAGATTTTGATATCAACGGGATAGAGCAAACTTTCCCTGGGTATTTTCTGGCCGTAATCGATAACGCAATTTCCGCGGCGAATTCTCCAAGAATTTCTCCGACATGGAAGTCTTTGAATATTCTGAAAAGCGCGGAGTATATTTCGCGAGATTCCGCGGTACGGGACGCTTGTATCAAAGCCGGAACTTTGATTTTAGATCAAAAACCTTCCGACGATTCCTGGGTAATTTCAAGAAGTGTAACGACCGAACGAAAAGATGATTTGATCTTAAATGAAAAATCATCCGTTGCAACCGCACTTACGATGGTTCGCGAGCTCCGGGTTGGCTTTAACGCGAAATTCATCGGACAAAGTATGGTCGATGATTCCTCCCCTGTTTCGGGTGTTCGTGTTCCGGATGTTCTCAACTACATCGAAGGAAAACTCGAGTATTTTGTTCAACAAGGTTACATGATCGGTTCCGCGGCGCTCGGTGTCGAAGCATTCAAGAAGAATTTCTCTATTCAAGTCGATGGGGACACTTGGTCCTTCATGGACCTTGAAGGGAACGTTACTACACCTTTGAATTTCATTTTCTATATTCTTTCCCTAAAACCATTGAGAGGTAAGGCATAAAATGGCTGATCCGCAATTACCCGAAGATCTCCCGGATCCGTCGATCCTCGTCGGATCGAACGCTCAAGTATATATCGATGGGGTAATTGCCGCCTACATAAACGACGTCGATATCGATGAAAACTACAATCAGACGCCGTTTTATGCGTTGGGTGATTTTTTTCCGAAAACGACAAAACCTTTACGTTTTGAAGGCACTCTTACCGGAAAGATGTATATCGTCACCGACAATCAAGATCCGGGTGCAGTCAAAACTCTTCCCGATCTAAGCAATATCATTTCTCACAAAGGGAATCTGCTTGAGTTTAGAGAGAAAAGTACCGGAAAAAGAATCCTTCGCGCTCTGTGCAAGTTGGATACCCGTAAAACAGGACTCAGTACTGAAAACGGTTCCGCTTCCGATATTTCTATGAAAATTATCCGGATTCAAAAGAAAGAGGCTTATAACTGATGGGACTTTTCCCGGGAGTTGAAAGAAGTTTTTCCTTTGAATTGGAAGGCAGCATTTTCGCGGGTAGTTTTCCGGTTAGGAAAGTTCGTCGGGATATCGACGTTGAAGTTGCTCAAAGACTGAAATACGTTCCACTTAACTCGATTCCATCGGACACGTATTCATTAGAGCTGATGTGCGTTACTTTAAACAAAGTTTTTACGACGAAACCAAAAGAACTTGAAGGTATCGATTTTGCAGATCTTCCCGACGATGAAATTATCTTGAAGATTTGGGAAAAATACAGAAAACTTGAGAAGGTCTACGAAGATCAGTTAAAAAAAAATAACCGACCCGATTTACCTAAGAGAACTGATTCGAACGAATCAAGTCTTCCTTTTAAACCTGTATCTACTACTAAACTACCGGACGCTGCCGAGCGAGTGGACTAGTTTAGAGGACATTGAGGATGAAGAAAAATTAGCGATTTTCTTCGCCGATTCCCTTCTCTCAAAATGGCTGAATAGATACAAAGGAACATTCGATATTCAATTGGAAATCGATTCCTTAAAATCAAAAAGTTATAAAGCATTTCTCGAGGTTTGGGAATTTGAAGAATATCCACTAAGCCGAGCGAAGCAGTTAGGAGAAATTCGTAGACTCGATAAGATTGCAGAACTTGAGAAACTCAAAGAATTTGGATAACGATGGCGAACGATAAAGTTGAAATCAATGTAGATTCTCTTGCAAAACGAATTTACGAAAAACTTGCTCCCGAATTAAGAAAAGAATTCGATCGCCGTAAAAACTCCCCAAACATACCTTCTGCGTCCGACCCCAAACCTTCGAGCGGAAGCAAGGAAAGTAAGAAAAAAAAGAAGCCTGGATCAACCACCGAAGGCTACCAAACCGGTGATCACACTGGAACAGGGGTTGAAACGGATCTAAACGAACTAAGATCGGGAAGATTTTCTGGAATTCTTTCGAGAAAAGTCGCATCCGCTAAGAAAATCAAAGACGCATTCAAAGAATACCGTGAGAAGAAAAAGAAGAAAGACAAGGATGAAAATCTTCCCGGAATGCCCGATGCTTTCAATCCCACGGGTGGCGGCGGGAAATATGATAAGCTCGTCGTTAGAGAAGCCAAGTTTGATAAAGTCATAGGCTTGACTGGAAATGGCGGGGGTGGCGGCGGAGGTCGCGTCTATGGTGGGAAATTTACATTTCCGGAAAGGGAGCCGACAGGCGGAAATCAACCCGCACAAGGACAACCTACAGAAACAAAGTCTTCGCTACTCTCAAAAATTGGTTCAGCGATCGCGCCGGCTGCCTTTGGTGCCGGAGCCGTAGTCGGTGCCGCAACTTCCTTAATTTCCTCGATGGCCGGAATGCACCAACAATCCCTTCAATCACAGGATTCGAGTTTGGATGCAATGGGAGGTTACGTTGGCGGTGGTGGAGGACTGATAAAGAATGCAGAGTATGCGCAAATTGGAATTGCCCGTGCGAGAATACTAGGAGGGGAAGGAAGGGACCACATTAGTAGTAATGTCGTTTCTGATAAGAATAAATTGGCAATTCAATATGGATTGACTCAAGGAATTGGAGGATCACAGGGTTCGGAACTATTCGCAAAGATGAACAAATACGGTGGTTTTCGAGAGAGTAGCACTGAATTAAAAAAAATCATGTCCGATGGAATTCGTTCTGGTTTCTCAGGATTAAGACAATCTGAGTTCTTGTCGAATATCTCGTCTGTTTCGGAAAATGCTTATAATTCCGGAATGGGACTTCAAAGTGCGGAAGATATCTCGAGGACATTTTCAAATATTGCGAGTTCCGGAATACGTGATAACAGAGTGAATTCTGTATATCAAAATTTGAATGATAACGTTTCTAAAAAGGGAAATTTTATGAATTCGGTTTTGTTAAGCGAATACACGGCATCGGGTAAAAGTCCATTAGAAGCGATGTCTATGGCTGAACGCGGGATTTCGGATAAACAAAATGCCAATACATTGAACGGTTTCATGTCTTCATTAGGTTTAGAACCGGAAACTTTAGGTTTATTGCAAAACCAATTAGGAATCACTACTGCTACTGAATCTTATTCCATGGCAAAATCAGGAAAGAATTTATTTGATTTAGGTAAAAGTACAAACATTTCAAATGAGGGAGAGCAGGCAGTAGAAAAAGTTTCCTCAAGTGAAGGTCAAGTATTTAGAAGTCATGCAAACGCATTAGACTCTATGGCCGCGACAAGCGAGATGTTTATTAAGGCTAGTCAAATTCAGGAGAGAGTTTTTGATACTATAATAAATACCATCGGAAAAATGGATTCAGTGGTGAAAAAATTAGAAGGCTACTTCAAATGATTTACTTAATATACAACACAAGTCTCTTTTGTCCAACACTCAATCCAAAATCATTAATGTCTACTTGATCTATTTTTCCAGATACATCATAAACTTTACCAATTTTAATATTTCTTACTTCTTCTTTTGAATTAACCAACTTGATGACTTCGACAACGCTTATTGCATTGTTTATTTTTTTTAATTCTTCCAAATTATTGTTCGGAAGAATTTGATCATATTCGATTAAATAATTGCCAGTATTTTTTCCAATACTCCATTTTCTTGTAGAGCCTTTTTCAGGAATCACCGTGTTCGCGCGCAAGTTAGAAAAAGATATATTTTCACCTTTTAATTTAACTTTCAAGGATGACATTTCTTTTTTAAACTCTTCTTTCTTTTCGGATACTGCAATTTCATTATCCTCTTTTAAAATTTTGTATTTCCATAAGGATTTGAATAGATTTAGAACTTTAATATACTCATCTTTCATCATCTCATCTAAGGATATTTTATTAATCGCCTCTTTGTATAATGACTCGTCCTCAATATAGACCGTTAAATAAGATGGATTGTAATCAATAAAACCAATATAGCCTGCAATCGGAATATATCTTTCATTCCCTTGCTTTATTTTTTCTCTTTCTTCATAGGTAGTACAATTTCCATTTTCTTCAGGCTTTGAAATTTTGATTATTTTTATGGCGTCTATTTTCTTATTGGAAACAAACTTTGGGAGTTTTTCATTTCCAAATTGAAATTCAGCATAGTGAAGATGTGATTTTAAATTTTTGTTATGGATGTAGCGTTTCAGCGAATATTCGTCGCCATCCCCATTTTCCATTTTTCCAAGATCATCAATATTCAATATTTCAATGGAATCGAGAGAGAGAAATTTTCCTTTCAATTTAGAATTTAGAGAAACAATTTTCATTTCTGAAGAATCCTTCATCAGAAAATTCAGGAGATTCAGTGTATTAGAATATTCTGCTTCGCTTTGTCGCACAGGAGAGTTCTGTAATTTTTGGTTTAAATTTGAGTCAGAGTATAACCTTAAAGAAAATAAAAAACAAAAAGTTATTATTAAAAAATACTTCATGAATAGCTCCAAATAATCACGATTAAATTTTGGATTAAAGCAAAGTAAGTCAAGATTTAAAATACTTGATTTCTTAGAAATTCTTTGAATTTGTCCAAAATCGGAATGGCGATTAAAAAGAAATTATTCGAATCTTTCACTCCTGCAAAGAAAATACAGTTTTCAGGACAGGGGCCCTCGGCGCCGTCAATTTTTAATGGATTGGAGCTCGCCGAAATCACTAAGGTTTATTCCGGCCTTTTCAAGTATCGTTGCGATGTTAGGTTGTTTACCGGAGAAGAAAAAACAAAATTACGACTACCGGGTCCATTTTATGGGGAAATGGGATTTTTCTCCGGCCATAAAGATTCTTATCAAGAAGGACAACTTTGTCTTGTGGGATTTATCCAAAACAAAAGAGATAACCCGATCGTTCTAAAAATTTTTTCGTTTCCCGGTGGGATTAAAACTCAAACGAATCTAAAAGTAAATTTGGATTATGATCCGAAAGAAGTATCAACAGGGCATGAATCAGGACACAAAACGATTTGGGATGAAAATGTGCTCAAACACATCGATAAATTAAATCAAATTCGATTTAAAATCGATGTCTCAACTCCCCCAATTATCAATTCCCTCGAGAAAGCAACACAAGGGGAAACTTTAAAAGCAAAGTTGGAAGAACTCATTGATATCGTAAAAGACATTTCAACCGGGATAGCGAATCTCACAGTTCAATGTAACGCACCAGGATCCGCATCTGACGTTCCTAACAATATCGCTAGTTTTAATTCAGCGGTTACTAAGCTGAACACCTTAAAATCAACTCTACCGAAAATTCTCTCCGAAGTTTTAAAACACTACTAATATGGGAAGTATTTGGGATCATTTTTCCGAAACTGAATCTGAACATGAAAATCATGTCTCAATCAAATTCGATTTTATTAAATCAAAAAATACAAATTCCTGCGAGTACTGTTCTTCCCATTGGGGAACGAAGGTTAGACTTTTTGCGAGTTATTCAGATTTCGAAAATTCTGAATTTTTTGGAGGTGATGATACTGTCATTCACGATCCGAATGGAGCGAAGATCGCGGGCTGGCCAGGAAAAAATAACGTAGGTAGAAATGCGAAGTCTTATTGGCTTTGTTGTCCAGTACATCCGAATTGTGGTTGCGAATTTAAAGATTATAGGTTTGTTAGGTCCGAAGAAAAAATGGAGGAACTTGAGGACTGGTATTCTAAATTAGAATTCTAAATTTCTTTATCCCAATTAGGATTGAGTTTTCTTTTTCCCCATTTTACTGAAATTGTTTGATCGGCAATGCCGGCGCCGGGAACCCATGTTACGTCTATCCCAGTTACATAGAATTTCGGATCATACATTTCCAATTCTTTATGAATTTCTTTACTTTGGATTTCGCCGTTCTTATTTACAACTTCCATAATCATTCCTTTGGAAATTTCTCTAAAATATCCACCTGAAAAAGATCCTGAAAATATTCTTTCTCCGGTCCCGAACGTGTTAAAGATCTTGGATTGAATCGAGTTTAATTTTTCTTTGAATACACTTTGCGATGCCGCGTCCTGAGATTCTTGCGGGAAACCAGTCCCATCAAGTACGATAGATAAAACTCTTTGCCCGAACTCTGCAAGTAAAGAAGGGCTATACGTGACTGGGTTTAGAGTAAGTCCAGTGATGTTATCGAAGATTCCAACGTTTATATGCACTCCGGAGAAAATATCGGCAGAGGATTCAGACAATCTGAAACCACTTATCAGCGATTGTTCAACTTCGGCCACAAGACCTTTGGGAACGATATCAGTGTCGAGATATTCAAAAGGAGTTTTCCGATATACGAGAGTGGCGAGTGGAAGATCCGGAGAGGAGATTTTTTCTTTTGTAAGTTTTTTTAGTAAGAAAGGCAATGTTTCGCTGATATAAAAATCCACTGCCTGATCATAATGAAAAAATAATTCGTAAAGTGGAGCCTTTGCGAGAGATTCCATCAATGACCAAATTGATAAAGAATTTCCAAACGTCTGTGAATTTATCCATTGGAGAGTATGAAGGAACGTTGTCGTATAAGGAAGCGAATCTAAACCTTTCGATGTCTCAACTAACTTAGAAAATAGATTTCCTCCATAACTTCCGTTCGAAAGTAGATGTTCAATCGCGGAATTTGCGAGAGACTTCAGCATTAAAGTCGGGCTTTTTGTTTCTTTGATCGCGTTTGAAATAACTTGTAATGCAATTTGTAATCTACTCGCAGGCGATTTTGAAGCGGATTCCGCGGGCACAGACGCAGAAACAGGTTTCGCGTTATCGAAATCTATGAATAGAATTTGGGAACTGATCGCCTCTTCCAATCCTTCGCCGGAAATCCCGTATTCAGAATCACCTTTCGCACTCGCTTCATGATCACTTTCAGAAATGCGTCCCGCGAATTTGATCATTTCGTTTTCTGTAATTACGATGATTCTACCCGGACGAAAAAGTTCCCTCACACGAACACGCTGGTTATTGACTAAAATTTCATTTCGCGCACCTTTTGGAAGATCAATACGAAAAGACCCACCTTCAAGTCGATCATTAAAATTGACTCTTTCAAGAAATTCCTTCGGAATCTCGATCGGTGATTTCAAAGCGAGAATTTCACCTGCGCTATATCTTTTCGAAACTGCAGCAGGATTATCCGGAAGAAACCCGAAAAGAAAAACTCTGAATGAAGGGCTGATTGCGTGTATCATTAAAAATTTCGCCTCCTTCTTAACTTAAAACTTTTGAAATCTCCGATGGGATTGATTTGAACGACATACTCAATGGTATCTCCGTTGAATTCAAAAGATACAATCGACGCATCTTTCACACCTAAGTCGGATTGCATATTTTGGAGAATCCGAGATGGAATTACGAGATTGAAAAGACTGTCCGGCGCGGACCCGGGTTCAACGTTTGCTCCGATTCCTGTATGAAATGGGATCTGACCTGGAAGAATTCGAAGTTTATCCAAAGCACCATCGACTAGGCAATCAATTCCGGAAGTTAGCGCCAAATCCCCGGCCTCGACCTCAAAATCGTAATCATCGGAAAGAAGTACGTCTTCTCCAAAATACCATTTTTCCAAAATCTCTTGGGTTTTTTCCGGAGACAAATTTTCTAAAATTCTATGTTCTGTGATCACGCCTGTATCGATTTGGGAATATGATTTCTGAGACGGAACCCGAATCGATAAACCAATGATGTCGTCCCCTCTTCCAACAAGCAACATTCCGTTATCATTGATTAGGTTTTGAACCCGCTCGGGAGATCCGTAGTAAAGAGTTGCAATTATTTCCAAAGTCATTCCGGGTCTTACTACGATATACGTGAAACTTTGAGAAAGGTTTTGATTGTTCACGAGAATTAACGCGGCGCTTATATTTGCCAAAGCCATTTGAATATCAAGAACGGAATTTACTATCGGATCAGTTGCAAGTATGTATTCGGATTCCTTAACTTCATTTCCGGTAAAAATATTATTGTAAATGGAAACAGGAAGTTCACTTTGATTTATATCCTGCTGGGAAGAACCGGAAGTGATCGGTTTTTGCGGATTGTCCAACGCGCCCATCTCCGGAGTTACCGAATTCGGAAAATACAGTTGATTTAAGAGTTCATGAAATTGATTTGTTTTCTTCTTTAGCGGTCCCCCCGATTTTGCAATTTTCTTGATCGCATCCTTATTCGTAATTTCAAACTGTTTCAAATCCTTTTTCATTTCATCCGCGAGATTCGCAATGTCATTGTAAAGATCCGTTACTGAGGAAAGATATTGTAGCGGTCCGGATAGATCGGTTAGGATATTATCGAAAGCAAGGAGTGCGTTATTGATCAATGCTTTCGGATCCGGAAGTGCCGGTCTTCGAAATGGCGCCCTCGCGGAACGATCCTCAATTCCAATTAGATTGAGTGACCAGAACCAAGTTAAAGGATCCTCTTTTGATTGGGAAATCTTGAATCCTCCTTTTTCAGAAAAAACAACTTCCCAATGAGCGTCTCGATCGTAATCGTGAAAAATCATCACGGTATCTTCAAAATTGAAGGGGGTATTTCCGGTCGCTTTCGCTTTTATATCCGCGGCATTTGGAAAAAAAGGTGAGAACGTCGGAACTCGGCTATCGGCTTTGTCTTCGTCTCTGATTTCGTGCATGAGATAGACTAAATCGAAAAAATCTAGATATCCTGCCTTCTTGATCGGATTCAATCCCTCGAGTTCTTGGAGAAGAGCGCTTCCGATCGCCGACGCGGCTCCCGATAAACTTCCGAATGCGCCGGCCGGTTTTCTTACGGGTGGACCTTCATACTGTTGCCAAATCTCTCCGGAAAGCGCAATATCGCAAATCGAGTTTCCGTTATCGACAACTTGAACACCTCCGAAAGTTGGCTTCACGGAAATGTTGTAATTATAAGAGTGTTCTTGTCTAGAAAGACCAAGAAGGAAAAAATATTCTCCAAAAGAAATTTCCAGTGCGCCAGGAGTCGAAAGACGTTTTTGAAATTCTAAACTGAAGGCGCCTGTCGCTTCAAACCCGCCGGTTCCTCTCGTAACGCTCGTTGCCAAAGATCCCATATTCGATGAGGACAAAGCAATCTTTAGAATTTAAAAACAAGTCCTTTTTTAGTTGCATTTTTACTTAGGACAATCTTTTGTCCCTTCCCCGTGAGCGAGCCAAGTCCATACGTTCCAAGGACATTCTTAGGTTTTTTTTCTAACTTTGTAAGCTACGTGGTTGCTGCAAAAGTTAGGCTCACGAATTTCAAACCAGGTTCGAGAATCCGTACAATTCTCGAAGCAATCGCTGCGGTCTTATCCCGAATTGAATCCGAATTTTTTGCGGCCTATCTCTACGCGATTCGAACTTCAAGTTACGAATCATTCGGGTTTGGATTACTTGAGGGAAAAAAATCAACCGGTTTTATCCGCTTTGTAAAAACAGGACATACCTCTACATTCGCAATTCCAATCTTTACGATTTCCCTCTTTGGCCAAGACTACCAATCCGTTTCTCCATCGAGTATTTCTGTGGGGCAAACTTCCGTGGATATCGATATCCGCGCATTAAATTCAGGATCGCAATACAATTTAGATCCACAAGGTATCGATACCAACTTTGGAAAAGGTGATGTTTTTCCAAGCGCGGACCCGAATGTAATTCTTGAATTCGATCGAATTTATAACCCCTTTTTAATCTCCGGCGGGACTGATCAAGAAACGGAAGAGGAAAGACTTATCCGTTGGCAGGAATTTGTAAATAATCTTGGAAGATCTACGTTAGCCGGAATTCTTTCCGGCGTAAAATCGGTTTCAGGCGTAGTGGATTGCTATGTTACTGAAAATCTAAACCCAATTAACGGACAATCCGAAACCGGTTGGATCAATATCTACGTATCAGATGGAACGAGTAATACCGCTCCAACGATCATTCAAACTGTCACAGATAAGATAAAGGGAATTCTGGGAACCTCCGAATTCGGCTACAAAGCGGGCGGAACACGGTTATTTGTCGGAAACCTTCTGATTCAATCTATCTCTTTCCATTACGAGCTCGACGTTCTCATTTCAACGCAACTCTCTGATGCTCAATTCAAGGTCTTAGTCGAACAGGCGATTTCAAATTACGTTAACAAATTACGGAATGGAGAAGACGTTATTTTCGATCGATTGAAGGGTGCGGGTATTAACGCTCATCCTGATATTCAAAGAATCCGCTTCGTAGGGATTTCAACAGATATCGTCGTTCCTTTAGGATCCGTTCCTAAAATTGGAGGAAACGGCGGCGGTTCTATTGTTTGCGATCTGATAAATAGGATCAACCAACCATGATCGCGAAGTATCTTTCTTTATTTAATCGATCAGGTGCAGTTTTCAAAGCGCTTTTTTTTGATCCGGAACGAATTGAAAAACCTCAGATTAAAAACATCAACGATATCAACAAAGGCGCCGTTTTCAATGCCCTTGAATGGCATTACAGATTCGTAAAACGACTCATCGAAGAATTTCCGCTTACGAATGCCTCCGGATTCCTCCTAAAAGCCTGGGGAACTTTCTTAGGTGTTCCGAATGATCAAGCTCTTCCGGATCCAGAATACAGAGCCAAGATTCTTTCAAAGATTCTCGCGATCGTGGGAACGCTTCCGGCGATAAAGAATTTGGTAAAGAATATTGATCGGGTTGAAGTTAAGGAAGCGCAAGACTTAGGATTCTTCCTCGATGTAGCCTACCTTGACACTCCGGTCTTAAAAAACAGACCGTTCGGGTCCGTAATGACGCACCCAACGAATGCAATATACATAATTTTTAATACGATTTTCGATATAGATTCAGCGCTTTTAAGAACAATCTATCAGCTAAAGAGTGCCGGCATTGGAGTCTTTGCCGGCGTGATTACCGAATATCCTAAATTCGGATTTTTGTATTTAGATTATGGTTTTATCGATAAGGATTATTCAGGAGTAAATTAATGACCGTAGCTGCAATTCCCGCAAGTAATTCCGTTGCAAAGAGGACGCTCTACAATCCGAATCAGAGAGTGAACTCAAAGACAGTGGGTCCGATCCCAGGTTTAGAAGACGACATACTCGTCTATCCCAAAGCCATTGCGATGATTTTAAGAGAGCTCTACATGCTGGATCCGGGAGAGATTCAGTGGTTTGGATGTGATATACCTTCTTTCACAAATACGACAATCAGTACTTTAAAAGGAAGTTTACTCAAAGACGATGAACTCTATTTCTTAGAGGCACTTTCGTTGCAACCGACCAATCAGGCATTTTGGGGATTTTATGAAATTGAATTGGTTCAACAAGATTCGGATTTAGCGAACCTTCAATTTTTTGATGTTTCAACGAACTCATCGTTTCAACAAAATGCGAATACTAGAAAATCCTATATCGTAAAAGTTTATGAAAACTATAATACCACCGCAGCCTTCCCCACACTTACTCCGGGAAGAATCAAGTGGTTCGAATATAAGAAGGATGCTGCGTTCGGAAATGTGATTTCCGTGAATAAGATTTCTAACTCAGTAAAAATTCCTAAAAACAAAAACGGAACTCTCATCACTCTCGAAGATAGTACTGCATTGCAAATTCCGATCGGTTCCGTGGTTGAAGATAACTTGGATCGACTGTCTTCTTCCCTCTTCAAAGACGCGAACGGTCAAGCAATTTCAAGAACATCTTTTTCAACTCTTTGGTCTGCGATCCGGAAAGCTGTGACAGGTATCAATCCGACTTCGGACAGAGTAATTGTTTCACAGAATTGCATCGAAGGGCAACTTGTAAAATTCTCTTTCACTGGCGGTGGGATTACGGCGCTTACCGAATACTATGTAAGGAACCCGACTGCTGCGGACTTTCAAGTTTCGACAACTCCTACCGGATCAATCATCGATCTCACTGCGAATCAATCCGGGGACGTCATTGTCAATGTTGAATACGGATTTGGAGACGGTTCAACCACTTTCAATTTGATGGATCGTGGAGGAGTTTTCGCGAGAGGATCTGGACTAAACGGAACAAGGGCGAAGGCCGCCGGTGGAAATTATGATGGTGGCGCAGTCGGATTCAAAGGTCAGGACATGGGCCATAACCACGTACATACGATTCCAAACGTCGCGGAAAGTAGCGGTACGGCAAACTGGAATTATGGATCAGGGACAATCGATTTCGTCACAAAAACCACGAGCTCACCGGCTGCGGTTGGCGGAACCGGGGCACCCCGGACCGGAAATGAGACTACCCCCGCCTGGGTTGCTGTAAGATATAAAGTGAGGGTCGCGTAAATGAATTACGTAATTGATAAACAAACGAAAGAAGTTCTGTGGATAAATACAGATCCAAAACAAATTTCCGGACCGGAAGTCTGGTTTGAATTCAATCCGAACAATCATCGTGTGGTTTATTCAGTAAATTATAATCCACAAAAAGGTGATATTTTCAATGCGGAAATTGTAGATGGAGTTGCTTCCGAGTTTCAGCCAAAATCTGTTTACGATAAAATTTCAGGAATCGAGCGATCACTTGAAGATTGGAACGATAAAATCAAATCTTCGGAAACTGAAATCCAACCTATCCCTTTTGAAAAATTTCAAAAATTCAACGGAACAACATGGGTTATTGATCAAGAAAGAAGGAGTGCTTATTTTTTAGAAATCAATTCTGCAATTTTTAATTCTAAAAAGGAAAGTTATAGGGGAACGGTAGAGTTCAAAAATACTATTTGGGATTCTGGAAAGATTTACCACGATAATATAAACTCAGTTGTAAGTTTAGCTTCTAAAGGGAAGATTTCAGAAATTCCCCCTTGGAAAGATTCGAATAACGCCTTTTCAATTCTTACAATCGACGATCTTCAATCACTAGCTGAATTGATTGAAATTGATTTATACAACGCCGGAATCGCACTCTATCAAAAAAAATGGGAAAACGAAAACACGATCAAAAGCCTTTCGCCAAGTGATTCGTTTGACCCAAATTCTGCGTGGGAAACAGATGTTTGAAGATTTATTGAAAGCATTAGGATTAGGTGTATGTATCGGTGTTTACACTTTCGTAAAACATTTGTACGACAAATGGGTTGAGAAGAAAGCGATCGAGAATAATAAAAAGAAATCTCTCGGTAAGATCGAACTAGTTTTGAATATCAATTCGATGGTACAAGACCGTCTCGCTTTACTTCGCGATCATTACTCAGCAAGTCGAGCCAAAGTTTTTCAGTTTCATAACGGTGAGTATTACCTTAACGGTGCCGGCGTCGAAAAGTTCTCAATGTCGCATATCTCCGTAAAACCGGGAATGGCCGTTCCGTATAACTTTGAAGAGTACTATACAAAAAAAGAGATTTCGATGTCTGTCGAACTCATTAAACCGATCTGTGACTCATCGTTTTATTATCTTAAAACAGATGATCTTCCGGAAACTTCGCGGTGGAGAAGAATTTTCCGTTTTAACGATATAAAGGCCCATCTATTCGCCAAAATCGATTATCAAGGATTTGCCGAAGGTTTTATTTCGATTTCGTGGCATGATGACCTTGAACACGATACAGACCCAACTGAAATTATTCGCGCCGCGGAAGAAATCGGTTTACTTCTAAGGACAGACAAATGACTCCGGCAAACGCTTTGAAAGGTGTTGAACAAAACAGTAAGATCGCTCCGGTCTACTCGGTAGGATTCGGCTCCATGTGCGGTTACATCGCCGCGTGCGTTATCGGTTCTGCGGTCATCCCAAAAATGGCGAGTGTCGAATACATTCGCTGGTTTGTGGATTATATGGAGCCGAGATTCGGTGCGGCCGGAATCGGCGAAAAGATCCTTCAGAATTTAAAACTAAGAAGCATCGTCGATACATGGCGTCGTAATAAAGAATTTCGGCTCGGAAGATTTATGGAATGCTATGCCGAGGCTCTCAAAGAAATTCTGAAAGACAATACGATCGAAGTAAATTTAAGAATCAACGGAGATTGGACCGAAATCGACGACGCGCTTGAAAAAGGTTCTGCAGTTATGCTTGGAACCTCACTTACGAAAAGTGGCCATTTCATTGTACTACGGAGAATCGTTTATATCAACGGAATCAAATACTACGAAGTTATCGATTCCTACGGAGACTGGACTACCGGTTACAAGAAAAAAGAAATCAACAATCGGTATCTTGCCGAAGACCTCGTTTCTCACTGCGGAATTGATTCCAACAAAGGGATTCATGCGAATTTTATTTATCTCATTCAACTTGGAATTTAAGGAGAATTCTATGAAAAAACAAATCAAGTACGTCGGGAGAATTGCCAAGGATGAATGTAAGAAAAAATCTTTTGCAATCTTCGTGGTCGCCTCTCTTATCGAGGCAGGTTTACAAGCAACCGGTAAAGCGTCGATGCTATCCTTTTTGGGTCAAAACATTACGTATTTCGGAGTCATTGGGATTTGCTCATTTACGGTTTATATGAAAAAACCTCTTACCGAAGTAGTAAATTCTTTCCGGAGCGGAAAAACGAAAGTTGAGGCGGATCCAAATCATGAATAGAATCATTGCCTTTTTAATTTTATTTTCCCTTATTACCTGTTGCGCGACAATTCGTCCGAATTTCGAAGAAGCAATTCAAAATTCTGAAAACGCTTCGAAGGAAGCTGCGGACCTCGCAAAAAAAGTCGATAACAAACCGATCTCAGAGATTACAGAAGAGGAAAAAGACAAACTTTCAAAAAAACTAAAAGAATTCTCTACCAAGTTTGCAAACAACGCGGAAATGTTAAAAAAAAGCAAAGCATACGGAGACGAATGGAAGCAGAAAGCAGAGGATTATAGACCAGATGCTGAAACTTGGAGAACGATTAAGTTTTTCTTTTATGTTTTTCTAATTTTGTTCATAGCGGTAGCTTTAGCTATTTTAGGAATTCGTTTGTATCTAAAATATGGATCTCTTTCCGGTGTGGCGAATGTTGCGAATCTAATTTCTAAATCACCTGTGGATATTCCGTTTTTAACAAAACATGTTGAATCTAACGTTATCCCATTCTAAAAGTATTTCCTATCTCTTCCTCGGGTCCAAAAGATCCGAGGAGTTTTTTATGGTTCTAATCTTTTCTTCAATTCAACGTAGTATTTTCGCATTCGTTCGGTCTTAATATATTGTGGAAGTTCTTCCCATCTCTTCGGTATTTTTCCTTTTCTTAGAAAATTCTCGCAATGAATGATCCACAAATTTTCTTGTCTTTGTATGTAATCATCATTTATTTTTTCATCACCCATGATTGAAGATAATTTTTTGGAAAGGAACTTCGATCTTCGTTTTTTAGAATTCCAGAATCCTGCACATTCCCCATTCTTCTCCCAGAGAACATACGAAAGCAACATAGATGAAAGCGATCATCACGAACGTTGCCGAAAAGATTCCCGTAAGAATCAGAGTATGACTTCTTCCCGGAACGATACCAATAGAAAGCATGATCACGATCTCAAGAATCCCGTAAGCGCCTGAACCGAGGAGCCAAAAGAAAAACATGATTAAAAGGATGCCGATCATTTGGGCACCTCATTTTCCGTATCTAATTTAGATCGAACTTCCTTATGTTTTTCTGATCGTTCGCTTGCTTTACCCCACCGTTTCATAGTAAATCCTCGATTGTAATTTGAATCGGAAGGGTTCGTTATCTCGATCTTAATATCGAAGCAACCGCAAACATGAGTAGTTCCGGCATCGTCGTTTAGAGTCACACGCCTATGAGGAACTTCTTCGCTATCGTAAATTATTTTCATACGAGTTTAAACCTTTCTTCGAGTCTACCGAGCAACTTATTGATTTCGAAGTGCCGCTGCGGAGTTCGATCGATCATCTCAATCAGATCCTCGATGAGATCGTTCTTGCCTTCGTCATACTCTCGGAAGTCTTCGTGATTCGGATCAATTCGAAAGTTAAGAATTTCTTCTTTGAGTGCGGCTTTGTATTGATCAAGTGTAAGACCTCGATCATAGATAGAAATTTGTTTACCTGGCATTTTAGCTCCTTAAAACCCGGATACTCTCCGGGCTTCATGTTATTTCAATTGAAAGAGGGTATTCGATCCGCTACTTAGATAGGTGTCGGGATATTTACCGTCCCATTTCTTAATTCGTTCCATCTCGACCATCATAGGTGTGATTTGTTGAGATTTAAGTCTTAACGCTTCCGCCTCAGCTCGGGCTTGTGCGATCTGTTGTTCGGCTTCAACTTTCACTTTTTCAAGTTCGTTTTTAGCTCGCAAAGCATCTTGTTCTGCTTTCTGCTTCAACTCAATCGATTCAGAAAATGTTTTAGAGAATTCAAAATCCTTCATGGACACTTCATCCACTAGGATATAGAATTTTCCAAGTTTAGTTCTTAGTAGCTCGTGAATCTCTTTCGAGACTGTTTCTCTTTTAGTCACTAAGTCTGATGCAGTAAACTGTGCTGTTACGTGTTTCATTGTTTCTAGAATCGCAGGAACAATAATTGTTTCTTCGAAATCCATTCCGACTTCTTGATACAATTTATTAACTTGGTTTGGCGACAAATGATAGGTTAAAGTAATTTTAGTATGAATTTCTTGCAAATCACTTGAGGGTGCTGCAGAATTCGCTTCTACTTTCTGAACTCTAACATCGATACTCGTGACTGATTGGAAAAAAGGAGTAATTAAATTTATTCCTTCTCCAAGAATTCTGTCCGAAACTGAACCTAGGTTTGTTACAACCCCTCGATGTCCGGTACTTACACACTTGATTGGATTGAAAATCAATACCAATATCACCACTAAACCCTTAAGCCAATGCTTTTTAGCCAAATTCAAATATTCTTCCATTTTAAATTTCTCCTTAAAAATGAATGCTCAAAACAACTTCGGTTCGTTTTCTTCTAGTCTCGACACGCACAACGGATTCAGCCAGATCGCTTCGGTCCGCTCGCGGCGCTTATTGTCTCTCGTTGCCTTTTCTTTCCGGATCCAACCTTTCGTTTCTAACCGATTGGCGTAGAGGTCGGAAGGATAACCCGAAATGACCACCATACCTTTTAAGGAAACGATCAAGTTCAAAAGATTCTCGTGCTCGATCACAGATTTCATTTCGTGAGTGTAAAGATCTCCAGATCCGCGCACCGATCCGAGGTAAGGTGGATCAAGATAGAAAAGTGTATTTGGTGAATCGAGTTGATCGGCAATTTTTAGGAATGATTTGTTTTCGATCACAACTCCACGAAGTCGGGACGCCGCTTGATAGTAAGGCTGGATGTCTGACCATAATCGCGCTGGGATGTATCCTCCGGAGCGATCGAGATTTCCGTGGACTCGGAAGGAGCCGCGGGAAGATCGATTCTGCCCGATGTTCATCCAGCATTTCGCACAAAACTTTAAAGCGCGGTCAATCGAGGTTTCTTCAGGTTTATTTTTGGATACCGCCCATTCATGTATTTCCCGGGAATACGGCGTCCACTTAATGCGGCGAATCAGCTCTTTAGCAGTATCGCGGTTTCCCAACATCGCCATGAAGTTGGTCACTTCAGAATCAAGATCAAAATAGTATTCCGCGCGCGCCGGTTCTTTTTGAAGCAGGACGTTCGCTGCTCCGCCAAAACCATCGACGTAAACGTCGTGAGTAGGGAAGTAGGATTGTATCCACGGCCCCAAGAGAAATTTTCCGCCATTGTATTTAAGAGGAGGACGTGTGATCATGCAATTTCCCTCTGCCCTTTTTCGATATCTTCTATCATAGCCAAAACACGGGAGATGTTGCTTTGTGTGTCTTTAAATTTTTCGATCAGAGTTTGCGGAATGAGCTCGTTTATTAAATCGATTTTCTTTTGGACTTCCCATTTTGAGAGGTAGGGTCTCGTTGCATCAATCCCAAGGTTCTCTAAAAAGATCTTAATTTCCTCATAGGTCTTAATTCTCTTTTCGAGAGTTTCATTCTGCTCCGCAACTTTCCAAATCCTTTCTTCTACTTTCTTACGTATTTTCCCGCTTAACGCGCGTCCGAAATTTCGATCCTCCTCCTGAGTTTCCAACCAATTTAAAAGACGTTCTTTCGCATTCGCCTTCCAGTAGTTTGTATATTGTTTGTCGATTCGCCACATAAGAACATATCGAAAGATCTCTTCAGGAATTGATTGTGTTCTATAAACGGATTTTTTTCGGATAAAGAGACGAGTCCCGTTCTTTGAGGTTTCGTAAAGACCCGCTTCTTCCGGAAGTTCCTTCGGGTTGATCAATCCAGGCGGAGTAACGAAATAAAAATGATTACAGTAAATGAGATATGATCTCCATTTTTCATCCTGAAGAAAATCAGATCTCGATACTTTGATTTCATAGGCGGTTACCGCATCTTTCGACCAGGATTTCGGCATTGACCACCCATCCATTCGGAAGTGATGAGAACCCATCGATGGGCCAGTCTTACACTCCGGTAAATAGATATCGTTGGCGTGCTTTACTTTCAATAGTTCGCTGATCATGTGAGCTGTAATTTTTGGATCTTTCATTTCTGATTCCTCTCTTCTAATCCGGCATTCCGAAGTGCAACGTAGATAATATCCCAAACCCCGCGGAGTTTCCGGTGAATTCCTTCCGCTCTACTCGACTTCCAAACCTTTTTCGGATTAAAATCCTCGCTCTGCATAAACTTCGCATCGTAGGAACCATAGGCGCCTTTCGTTGCCTCGGTTGTCTTCCGATCATTCGCAATGTATGCGCAAGAGTGTTCTCTTTTTTTAGTCTCGTCGCCATTCGGCCAGATTTCAACTTTTACTACGATCATCCTTCACATCCTTTCCCGATTTGGCCGTGGTTATTCAGATCAACAAACTTTGTCCAATGAACCCACCCTTTCTCCGGACAATGGAATCCCCAGCCCCTAATCGCGGGTCCGGTTATAAAGATCGTCACCGCTGATTGATTTGTAACTTCAATACGATGAGCAAATTTTGAAGAACGAAATCTAAACCCAGAGCCGGTGATCCGCTTTTTCTTATGAATTCCCCCTTCCTGGATCGTATGCTCAATGTATTCACCTTCGAGCAATATCGAGAGAGAAACCCACGGATGGTCATGCAACGCGCGATCATCATCACTCTTTAGAAATCGGTGAAGATAGACGTTGAAGAGTCGGTTCCTTGGAATCAAATACCACCTTTGCAAATATGGGTCGGCGGGATCACCAATGACAACGTCCGGATTTCGGGATTCTATGATTCTTTTTGCGATTTGTAGGATTCTCATTTTTTCTTCCCTTTTAATTTTATAATGAATCTTTTCTTACAGGAAGAACAGATGATAACCTTTGCACCTTTCCTTTTCTGTATGAACTTCCCACCACAATCACAGCTTCGTGTCTCGATAACTGAGTTCACCATTTCATTCATCTGTTCTCGACCTTTTTCCATTTTCCTTTTTTTAATTTCGGGGTGGAGCTCATGAAGAACTCTCTTATATTCGGAAGAGATACTTTTATTTTCGTGATGAAGTCCGTCGCCTATCATGTCACCAAGTTTGATCAGACGATTACTGAGATATTCTCGACTAATATCTTGCATTAGTTTTCTTTCCTCTCGTGCTTAAGATTATTATGAACCGTGAAACCTTCTTTCTCGAAACAACTTGTGAGGCCGTGATCAATCAATAACTCTACTTGGCGGGTCCAGTCCTTTTGAATTAAGTCGTAACTATTTCGGAGATCTGTTAATTCGGTTTCTAAAGAGAGAACCTTCTGCTCCAATTCTGCTCTAATTTCGTGAGGACTTTTTCCTGTATTCTTAACGAGAATTAGAGAGAGAGTTCTTCCGGATAAATCGTTTAGATCGAGTTGTAAGTAATTTTGAATATTCTCGTTATTATGAAGAACGTTCTGCATCGTTTCGGCGAAGAACTTCATAAAATTCAAAATCTTCTTCGCGCTAGGCACGTCCTTATCGAAATCGAAGAGCATTTCATTCCCCGACATGGTGAAACTTATACCTTTTAAAATTTCTTCTTCAAGATATTGCTCTGTTTGAGTCGCTTTAGTTTTACGCGAGATGAGTTCTGTAATAAATTTCTTCATACTCTTCCCTTCGGGAATTGCTTCCACTCGACTCCATCGAGCATCGCACCACTTTCTTTTTTCCCGCAACGCAAGGAAACATTGCCGTCATTCCAATCATGGAACTTTCCTCGTTGATACATCGCTTTTCTGCCTTCTTCAGATTTCGATTGTTCCAATGGAGTAGAGGCACCGCCAATCCACTCCCCCCACTGTTTAAAGAAAAATGGAACATCCGCGTCAATGCACTGATCGCGTAAATTGCATATCCAATCTGGGTGGACTGGTCGTGCGTGTGGACCTGATTCTCCACCAACAACTACCCAATCGAGTTTGTTTCCAGTTCGTGAGTATTCTCCTTCATAACCAATGTAAATATCCCCTGTAAGGGAATTGATGAGTGTCCCATCTTCAAGTTCTACTTCTTCCAGATTGACGTATTCCAAAAGAGGCTCTTTCGAAATGAAACGGATGAAAGCTGGAGTTTCCAACAATTTCGGGATACGATCGTTAGCTGTTTTTTGGTTTTCGGCGGATACTCCAAGCCAAACGTTTGGAAGTGGCCATTCAACAGAACCATTCCAGTTATCCTTCATCCATTCAGGGGGCATCTTGACATTCTTATTTTGAAAGTTCATCTCCACAAAAGTGTGTGCCGCCTCTCCAATTTCTGACGCGCGAAATTCTCTTTTCATATAATCGAGCATTCTTTCCGAACGTTTTGTGAGAATTTGGAATGTATGTTGAGGGTTCAATGCTATGACACCAAACACTCTGTCGATGAAGGAGTCAGGAACATCCTTATGAAAAAGATCGCTCATCGAATTCACAAAAATCTTTGACGGCTTTCTAATACTAAATGGATCCTTCAGCTTTTTATATTTGAATTCTACTTTGGAAAAATCTCGAATCGCCCACTCTCCAAACTTTCTTTTACTCAAAGTCTCTGCGTAACAGTTCTTGCAACCCGCGGAAACTTTCGTGCATCCGGTTACCGGATTCCAAGTGTGGTCCGTCCATTCTATCTTAGAGTCTTTCATTCAGATTTCCTAATGTTATTCAAGATATTCCATGCAAGTCTAACCACTGCTGGAACCTGTCCGTCTCCAATCGCTTCGGTGCGGTCCACCCGATAGGCCATCCCATTTCCGCTTCCAGCATTTCTGCGGACGGACTCCATCCACCGCTTAGAGTAAGTGCGAGATTCTTCACGGGTTCGCTGTATCGGTTCGGCGCCTTGCCGAAACCCCATCCCGCTTTCCCCATCGATTTTCGTGGAGTGGGCAACAATCCAAATTCTTTCCCGAATTTGTGGAGCTCCGGCTTCTTCCGCTGATAGCACTCCGCATTCCGCATCGAAATCCACCGAGGCCAAATCCCCGAGTACTCTATCGAGTCCACGCCTGGTAAGCATTGGGGAATTTTCCACGAAGACGAAACGGGGTCGAACTTCGCAAATGATTCGGAACATTTCGTGCCAAAGTCCTGAAAATTCTCCGTCGATTCCGGCTCCCTTGCCTGCCACTGAGATGTCCTGACACGGGAAACCTCCCGAAACCACGTCAACAAATCCACGCCACGGGAATCCGTTGAAGGAACAAACATCGTCCCAAACGGGAAACGGTGAAAAGTGTCCTTCAGTTTGTCGCTGGAGGAGTCGTCGAGCGCGATAGGAATTGATTTCCACGGCGCAAACTGTTCTCCAACCAAGGAGCTTCCCTCCAAGTATTCCTCCACCAGCGCCTGCGAAAAGTGCCAACTCACGCAACCGCACTCTCCTTTCTGTTTATGGAGTCCGGAAAGAAAGCATGCTTATCCTTGATTCCACAATTTACGCAGATGAAGTCTACGATCCAACCGCGAAGTCCATCGGTTAAATATTCCTTTTTGAATTTTCCAATTCTATGATAACGATGATCTGCAAACGCAGGAGATTTGCATTCTCGAACATTCTTAATTTTAGTTGGAGCGTCATAACCAAAGTCAGGATTCAACTTTTGTAAGGATGTTAACGAATCGATTTGAAATGATATTTCCATTTTTATGGTCTTCCAGTTCCTTCGCATTTACTACATTCAACATTCTTAACTCCCTCTTCGACGCTCCAACTTTTAAAAACTTTTCCGGCTCCGAAGCAGTTTGAGCAACTGCCCTCCTCCAATTCGTATAAATCTCTCTCCTCTTTCAATTCCGCGGTGGAAATTACTATTGTTTTATGTGGCTTAGTCCATGTTCTCATTCCATTGAGGTGTTCTGAAGCAATACCTCCTTTAATAATGAACCCACCATCGATAGCCTCGTTTGAAAACCATGCCCATTCTTTTGGTAGATTATACTTTCTTTGAGCTATCCTGTTATAAAAATCTTCCATAGAATCTCCTTAAATTTGTTTCCCTTGAGCCATACGCTCAATTTTATTTAACGCCATCACTTCATTCAATTTCAAAATTCGATCATCTTCGGCATCAATCATTTCTACGAATTTTACCAAAAGATCCGAATGATAAACTTCCAATTCATCTTCACAAAGACTTTTGATTCTAATTAGAACTAACGGTAGTTTATCCAATTCCACTTCAGTCATTTCCATAATATTTTGAATGTAGCATTACGATACAAAGGAGCCCGATCCCAATTGGAAGTGAAAAATGTTCAGGGAACCATAACGTATTAATTATATCTATAGTGTTGGATTTTCCCAATAACCCTTGAAAGATGAACCCTATACCTACAAAAAATATAATTCCGTTATCAAAGCCCTCTTTAAAATTGTTCACAACCGTTCTCCTCGAAAGATTTCAAAGAAACATCCAGTCATCGGTTTCTTGAGTCCTCTTTCCAAAATGTTCTCTTTACCTATGTAAATTGGATTTGGATTTTCAATCGGTGCCCTACTTAAAGTTTTAGAAAACAAATCGACCAAAGCAAGGAAACACATGACAATCACGAGAACTAAAATAGTATCCCGTAAAACAAGTAACGTCTCTTTGCTTTGATCCATTTCCATTTTAAATTCCGGAAGAAGTTGCCCTAAAGACTTTTAGTTTTGATTTACCATCCGTTAAAGCGTCTTCTTTAATACATTTTACTTTGTAAGACTTTCCTAATTTAGATATAATTTCCGTTTCCTCACCCTCTTTCATACCTGAAAGAATTTGTTGTGCATTCTGAATTTTGTTGCTCATACTTTTAGGCTTCCTCTTGCTTATCTGAATAATTCACTTTTCGATTCAATTTTTTTGCAATTTCGTGACTGATTCCGGTAATTTTGCAAACCTGCTTGATGCCGTATCCACGGTAAAACAGATATGAGGCCCGATCCTCTGGAGAGGTGGGAATATTATTATCTTCCTTATCCATTCTTTCTATTACCTTCATTGTATTTTTATATTCAGTTTCTTTCATTTTTAATTATACTGCGCTGAACAATTGGCGGTCTTCAGCTTTGACTATAAATTCTATTCTAATTTTTCTATAACATTCTTCCGCAAAATATTTTCTTGCGACCATACTTACTGACTCGGGCAAAGGACTTAGAATTTGAATCAAATCCTTTTCAACCTTGATCTCGACCTTTTCTAAAAGTTTATTACTTGAAGGGGTTAATCTTTCTTTTGCCCAATTCAAAAATCCTAGCCAAGTGGGTTCTTTAATTGTCGCTAAAGATGCGAGTTTGTTTTCTGAATTTATAAATGGAAGCGAGGTAAAATCAGGAACAAAAAGTAAATCAGTCGGAATCGTTACGACATAAATATTTGATCTTCTATTTCCTCTCCGTTGTTTTATGAGCCATCCCCGCTTCACGAGTTTATTCGTAAGTTGAGAAATCCTCCTCGGTTTCAATCTTCCACCTAATCTCCTGGAAATCGTATTTAAAGTTGGCCAACAATTTGCATTATGACCCTGAAAAGACCAAAGTACTATCCAAACAATCGCTTCTGAATACGGTAGATTTAAAAGAGCCGACAAAGGGGCGAATTCGAAATCTTTCTTCTTTTTCATTCTGCCTTTTCGCCACCCTGGCAATTAGCCAAAAATTCATCTGGAGTTGTTAAATAAATCAGTCTTTCTGCTTGTTCATGTAGGTTTCGATCTCTCAACCATTCAAGTCTCGCGTCGACGCTCGTATTTTCGTCGTATCCTCCTTTACCTGTATGGAGTGAAGCATTGAGACAAAACATATTTAAAGGGTCCCAAGGCACGTATTTTGTATATCTTGTTCTTCTTCCGAGGAGATGACAGACAACGAAATTATTTGAACCTGTTACAAGACACCTTTGGTCCATCTTTCTTCTCTTATTCATTCCATCCTTCATACGTTTGGCTGCCTTTGTTGGCTCTTTTGTGCGTCGAGATTCTTGGTAGCGCTTCGCAGATTCCCTTCGTTTATTTTCCCAACGTAACATTCTTTCGTATTGAGTCTCACGATTCAAACTTCACCCGCCAACCCATCCATGCAATACGGGCAAGACACAGGGAAGCCGCCCAAATTTTCAGGTAGGGGATCTCCATGTAAGTCGACGAATATTTCAGTAGTCCCCTTGCAATGAACACATTGACCAGCCTTATCGACACACCAAGTCCGCAATTTTCTCATCGCTTCTTTGTATTCAGTCCAGGCTTTTAAAAAGTCACTCCCCGGTCTGAACATATAAGATTCTAAACTCTCGGAAAACTCACTAGAGATGTCTAAATGTTTTGCGATCGCATCCGATAAAGGCCCCTTCCAAGGGGTGGAAGGGGGACTTGGTGAATTCCTGTTTGAACTTTCAGAAACTTTTTTATAAAGTTTATTTCCGCCAGTCGGAACTTTTGGTAATCGTTTACCTTCTTTTTCTAATTTTACACGCGACAGTGATTTCGTTCCGGCTTTCACTTTATTAAATTCCTTTGGATCGCTGTTTTTTAATTTAGCGGCTTCATTGACGTACTTTGAATTCGTTCCCATCAAGTCCGCGGCGATCTGGGCGGATCGTCCTTGGACGCTTGAATCCACATTCCCTTTTTCGGAACTATCCTGATTTTTTAGATTCTGAATGCTTCTTTGTTTACTTGCCATTTCAAGCAACGGCAAATACTCGGTTGCAATCGCGGCTCTTTGTGAAGCATTCAGATTTCGTCTGAAGTTAGAACGCATCGTATAATTTAATGCTTCGAGTTCGCTACCTTTGAAAGATTCATACTTAGCTTGCTTATTTGTCTCTTTTGCAGCTTTGTATCGATGCCATCCATCTAATATTTTGGATTCATAAAGAATAACTGGTTTTGTTTCATCATAACCATTCTTTTCCATATCTCCAAGGAGCAAGGCAAACTCATCTGCTTGCATTTCCGGATAAAGATTGAAGGGATGTTTTTCTCTTAGTAATTGTGTCTGGTTTTCCATGCGAATTTTCTCTATATTACTAAATCAAGAATCTGGAAAGAGGCTTTCCATATCTTATTTTTTTACGCAAATGGTCAGAAACGTCTGACTCAAGCATTTCATTCTCTAATTTATTCTCAGCGAGGAATAAACCTTCTAATAGACTTCGAGCAATTATCTTTATGTAATTCCCTTGATCTGGACTAAGTGAGTCTGTTCTAATAGAATGACCCATTAGCACGTTCAAAGTAACGTAACCTTCGAGTTTACTTTTTTCATCCACATCCGATTCTAACAATTCTCCAATTATTTCCATCAAAACTCCTTTATAAAGTATTCCGCGAGAGCCATAATTTCACCTTTGAAATTATGCAAGGTCAAAATCATCAAACCCTTTCCCCAGTGGAGCTCTCGCGAGATACTCTACTCCTAATTCTTTTTAAAATAATGATCAAAACACGAAAACATCATAGGCGGATTCTTTGAACCGACCTTGAGACCATCTAAGTAGATACTTACATGAACAGGATCTTTTACGCACATTACCCTTTCATCATTCTTTCTGAAACACACTTGATCTCGTATATATGCAACTGTTCCGTTCGGATAATGATACTTATTTGGAACAACTGATTCGATGAAACCATTCTCTATAAGTAATTTCTTAATTACATCATCGTTCATTTTTGTCCCTGATTTTTGTTAATATGTCTCATTGGTTTATAAAAAAAAGAATCCGCGGGTCTGCTTTTGGAATCCTCAAGGTATGAATTCGCCGCTTTCAGAGCCGACAGTTCACGTCTTTTTAAAACCTGATTTTTTACATTAGCTTTGAATTCTTCAAACCACCTCGAAGGGAGGATTTCCGAATCAGTGCAATTGACCCACTGGGCAAAGTAAAAGATACCAATGGCGATGATGAAAAGCATTCCGAAAATTACATTCATAGAACTACACCCCACCCTATGATCAGGAACGTAACGAGATAACCACATGTGACGACGGGTCTGATGGGCCATTCGGTTTTGGAATCATACCCATGTCTCAGAATCGCGATCCGTTTCCGGAAACGAAAAGTGCACAACTTGCGTTCGATGTTCATTTTGCTTTCCTTCCTCCATTGTGCTTTATTCCATTCTTTTTAATCGAAAGTTTGATTCGTTTCGATTCGCAATGCCGGCATATGTTTAAGAAAAATTTCTGTTTCCATTTTACCGGAAACATCCAAAGTTCCTTTGTCGCTTCACATACATCGCATCGTCTCACGGTGTGAATGAGCTCCTTACCGAATTCTTTTACCATCCTCTCGTAAGCTCTTCGGAGACGAACATTATCCCGGCCGCCTGCGTTCTGGAAGGAAACCTTTCCTTTAAACGACTTCATAGTCCACCTCAAGCAACTCATCCTCGGCCTCAAATTCTTCGGACCCAAAGGATAGATCGTAAATTTTTCCATTTTTAACTTCAAAAATTCGATCCGCAAGTTCTTGAATCGCCTTCTTGTGAGTAATAAAAATCACTTGTTTGAATCGACCTTCTTCAATCGCTCGATCTAGCATTTTTTGGTATTGGAAAACGGTATCGGAATCTAATCCTCCGTCGGATTCATCCCGAAGCAGCGTTTGAATATCCGCTCCAAATTTGTTCCGTTTATATACCGCCACTCCTAATGAAATCGCTTCATTGAGAATGTTCCCTTCTCCGCCAGATTTATTTTTAATTAAGGATTCGATACCGGTCCGGTTATCCAATACTGTAACTGAAAAATCCTCTTTAGAATTCCCGGTCGCGTTTTCTCTTAAAGTATTGATTTTGATTTGAAATACTCCGGGGAAAGATTCCGCGAGAATCGAATTGATTGCCGAAGATATTTCGGGACCGGCAGCGTCGACCATCAAGGCGCGGGCTCCTTTTGGACCAAGTGCCTCACAAATGGATCGCAATTTTCCGAGTTGGGTTTCTTTTGAAATTCTTTCTTCATTGAGATCTGAAACTCTTTTCTCATTTTTTAATGCGATTTCTAGTTTAGCAGAATGAGAACCGATTTCCTTTTCTATCTCAGATTTAGATTCCTGCAACGGCGTGAGAAGTTCTTCGGAATCTTTGAGTTCTTTTTCCGCATTTGTGATTGCTGTCTCCTCGTCCGATTTCGCGTTTATAAGAATTTCGGTTTCTGATTTGAGAATATCTTTTCTAGAATTTGATTCTTTTAGTTGCTGGATGCTTTTTTTGTAGTCCTCAATTTTTTCTTCCGCGGTTTCTAAATATGGAATCAATTTTACCAAATCAGTATGTGTGGAATCTTTCAACTTTGCTTGAAGCGATTCCAATTCTTTTTCTAAATCAGAGTAGGTGCTTTTCGCGAGCAGAAATTCCGGAATTGATTTAAGATTAAGAAGTTCATCTTCGATCTGTTTGATCTCCGATTTTCGAATCGAAATGAATTCCTCATCGATCTTAATATCCGAGATTTGATTTTCGAGCTCTTCTAATTTTGTTAAAAGCGGAGGGAGTTCCGCTTGAGACACCCTTGCATCTTTAAGTAGCGGGCAGGCTTCCGGGAGATCAATACCTTCGATAATTTTCCCGCGGCAAGGGACTTCGCTAAGAAGCCTTGTTTTTGATTGAGTTTCCTTGATTTTAGAAGCAAGACCGGCTTTTTCTACCTGTAGTTTTGTTCTTATCTCAGATTGAATTTTGTTTTCTTTCTCTTGAGGAGAAATTTCATTTTCAAGTTTTGTTTTTTTTGATGAGAGCTCATTTTCTTTTTCTTCTACAAACTTTTCCTGATCTTCAAGACTTTTCTTTGCTCGCTCTTTTTTAGGAAGTATTTCTCTCTCCTTCTTTTCCCATTCCTTTTGATTCAACTCTGCTTCTCTGATTTCTCTGGATCGAGCAAGCAGTTGAGTTTTATTTGCTTCAATTTTTTTCTCGAATCCTTCGATTGAAGAAACGTCTGAAGCAATTTCTTTCCGAATCGCTTCCAGTTTGTCCTTTAATTCGGATATGTCTTTGAAATTTGCTCTTAGGTCCGCTAACCTTTGTCTTTTCTCATTCGAATCTTGAGTTACCTTTTCGATTTCCTTTATCTTTGCGTTTAAGATTTCTTGTTTCGTATCCAATTCTTTTCGGAGATCAACGGATGATTCGGAATTGGAAATCATTTGAATACCAGACTTTATTCCTTCTAATTCCTTAGATACTTTTGTTCGCTTCGTATCAAAGAATGAAAATTGTTTGTCGTATTCACTAAAATTTAGAAGGTCATCGAAAAGTTCGCGAACATCTTTTTGGTCTAACCCAGTAAGTCTACCTTTTCCGGTTTGGGCATGGTAGATTGCGGATAAAAACACTCTTTCGGTGATTTTTGTTACTTCAAAGAGTTTATCGTTGAAGTCCTTTATTTTTCCTTCTGAAACCGCTTTCCCATCAATATAGAGATACGGTATTTGTTTTCTGGATACCGGATCGATTAGTCGTTTAGCGTGGATCGTGTGGCCGTTCATCGAAACTGTCGATTCGACAAATGAATCACGAGCGATAAAACAATCGTAAATCGCGCCTTCATCCCGGCCGGAAGCGGATTCGCGCAGGGGAGTTTTCCCAAACCAGGACATGAAGAGCGTATCCATCAATGAGGATTTTCCCGCACCGGTTCTTCCTACGATCGCGATTTTCTTAAGATTAGGGATTCTAAAATCAGTTTCTTCAGGGAAAGCAATCATCCCCTTTGTTTTTAGTGCTTCGATGATCATAAAACGCTTTCCTCTATTCTCAACCCTTCAGTCATTTCAAAATACCCCATCCGATATTCTTCCAATAACCCATGGATCTCACTTTCTGGTTTATTTTTTGCCCGGAAATATACGATAACTCCGTCTTCAATAGACTCGACGGATCCGATTTCTTCCGACCGAACCGCGACAGTTGAAATGGTGTTCCTTTCAGGTTTCAACTCTGTTGCATTGGGGAAAAATGATTCGAGTTTTTTCGGAACTGAATGAGAAAGCGATTCCGGAACATCAAGACGTATCCGGATCTTTCCTTTGAATTCCGACGGTTCCAGAATTTTTCCGGATTCCTTATCGATAAGGTTTTCACCATCCCAGTTGAGGTTCACGGTTCGCATCGGGGCCGGATTCAGGGAAATGAAATCAGGTTCTAGTCGCCAAGATCCTTCTTCGATTTCCCAAATAAGAATCCCTTTATCGTCTTCCGCCTCTCCCCAGGTTTGTCGGGTCGTTGATCCAGAATACCAAATCCATTTACCGATCTTCTGGCAAAAATGATAGTGTCCACCAACCACCGGACAACCGAATGAATCCAGGATCGTCTGAGGAAGAAACATACCATTGTTTCTGGGGATTCTCTTGTTATCTAGTACTGCACCTGAAACTGTCCCGTGGAATAAAACCAGAGAGGGTCCGGAATAGTTTCGAATTTTTTGAAACCAATCTTCAAGTAAATCTACGATCAGGTTGTTTCCCTTTGAATGGAAATCCTCAATCGATTGATTTTGGAGCGCGAGCGCTCCGGCGCCGAAATGCGGAAGCGCGAAGACCTGAATTCTTTCAAGCGAATCCGGAAGAACTATGTGACCCGGCTTATCAAATTCGTAACAAAGAGGATTCAGTTTATCCTTGAACGATCTTAAATCCTTTGGTTTGTCGTGATTTCCTCGTAGGATAATTGTCGTGATTCCCGCACTATGAAGGGTATCGAGGAAGATTCTGAAAACAAGCCTTTGCTCAGGGTCGGAAACATCCTCGAAGATATCCCCGTTGACACAAACGATCTTGCACCCTTTTTCGATAAAGATACCGGCGGCTTTCATCAGAGCCACCGCCTCTTCCGTACCTTCGCCACCGCGGAGATGAATGTCTGCTATTTGTCCTACGATCATTGCTTTCTCGCTCCGAGTTCTTTCCATTTTCTTCCCAAAATTGCGCGGAGACCTTCGAACGTAACCTGATCAAAATCTTTTTGCGAGAACGTCGAGGATAGAGACTGGACGTCTTCTTGAGTTTTGCAGTTTTCCAATTTCTCAAGAATCGATTCCTGAGATGGCCCGAGATTGATTGACTTAGTATTTTCTCCATAAAGCGCATCTGCCGCGGCAGTCGCGGAACCGGTCACTGTTTTATCCACCGGAGCTCCTTCCGCAAAAACAGGTTTGAGACATACCCACATTTTCAATGCTTGGGATTTTAGCATTTGAGTTGGTAAGTTAAGCAGATACTTTATCGCGTTCCGTTGCGCTTTCTTGTCAACACTCTCGTTTAGATGGGCTTGCTGCTTACCATGTTTAGTCATCATGGGTAACGCTTTAGGAATCGGTGGAGTGTTTATTTTTACTCCATTGGGTAGAATCATGGAAGCAACGTAGGTTATTTCTAAGTGTTTTAATCCATTGATTTCTATCTCTTCCCTTCCAACTCTTTCCAATTTTATTCCTGTCGCTTGACCTAATGAAATAATTTTTTCGACTTTCAACATCGCATGATCTTTTGCTATGCCAATTTCTAATCCAGTTACTTCGTCATAGACATCATTTTCGGAGACTTCTATGATTTGTGGCACGAGAGAAACACCGGCCGGTAAATGACTCATCAAAAATTCTGAGAACAATACTACGTTATAATCCTCCGGTGGAAATAATGTTCTCAACGCGGCCAGTTTATCTTTGTGATTGTTTTTGTAAGCCATCGGGTTAATGGCACCGTTCGCCAAAACGAGATCTGAAATTTTATCTGTAACACTCATCTTATGCCTCCACCGTAAAATTGTAAGAAGACCTGATATCGGAAATCTTTGCTTTCAAATCCAAGACTTCTTTTTTTAATTTCCGATTCTCATTGAGGATCTCGCGGAAACGATTCCAGAGATTTCGGAGAACTCCGATTGATCTGATTGGTTTCATAGCATTTCGATTCAGTTTTTTTAAGGACTTCCGAATTTCAGGAGTCGATTCCGCTTCGGTAAATTCCGGAAAATCCAAAGGATTACGATTGAGCATCAATTTTCGGAGTGGTTTCATTTGCAGATCTGCATTCATAGTACTACGCCCTTCTCTTCTAAATATTTTAGAAGCCCGCTCATCCCGTATCCAAGTTCCGCGATTATTTTTACGCAATCTTCCGGGGATTCAACGTGATCTACAAGATTCTCATAAAGGTCCGATATCGAGAATATCCGAACATGGCAATCACCCTCTACTGCTCTGGCGAAGGCTTCAGAAAATGAAATGTCGCTAAAATCGGAAGCCGATCCGGTTACAGGAAATTTTCTTAATTCATCTCCTGCGCTTATTGTCCTAAAATTTTGGTTCATGGTTTTCTCCTTTACTTTTTTTCTAAAACTCAGGCTCATGATCCAAAAGGGCATCATGGCCTTTTCTCCAGCCTCGTTTCCGTTCCAGCGGGAACGGGGCTTCTTTATTTTGCGACCTTACTTGATTGATAAAATATCTCAAACGGTCACATTGCTTTTTTTCTATGCTGTTAGCTTTGATATTCTCATTTCAGATTTTATAAGATTCCTAACGAAAGATGACATTCCTTCCTTTGTTTTTGCTCCTTGTTCTTCTACAAACTCACGTTCTTCTTTCGTAAGGAGAACAAGAACCTGCTCGGAATAATATGAATTCACGTCCGATCGTTTTTTATAAATGCTATATCCCTTTCGATTCAAGAACTTGTATTCAGCTCTGCTTAAAGGCTCTTTTCCGATTTTTTCCGACAAATAATTCATTCGTGTTGTTACTCTAAGTTTCTTAAGATCCGAAACCTTGAATCCATGTTCAGAGTATTTTTTTATTAGTTTTGTTTCAGATTGATTGGTAATCTTTGCAATTTCTCGTAACGTATTTCCCTCGACGTACATCCGCAAAAGTTCTTGTATTTCGATCTTTTCCATTGGATTTACTTTTTCAAGATGCTCTTTTATACTTGCTCGGCGTCCGGCCGTGATTTATCCCGAGATCCTTCAAATATTGAAGCACCTGATCGTTGTTAGATCTTCCTTTGATAGTATGCCGCACCGTGTCGTAGGAAACGCCCGCGATTCGAAGTTTTAAATCCATATAACCCAAACCCAGGACTTTAAGTTTTTCATCAATTTCTTCTGGCGACATAACTCCCTTCGGCCATTTTCCTTGTTGCAATTTATTACCTTTCATCAATCGTTCCTTCTACAATGTCGTCGGTGTCGGCGTCAGAAATACACTGGTTTACAATGTAAACCTAGTCAAGCATAAAATTTACATTGTCAACAGATAAATTTAAAGATTCAAAATACAGAATTCAAGAGATTTTGGACTCAAGCGGATTGGCGAAAAACGAATTCGCTGATCGGCTCGGGATCACGAAGGGTCAAGTATCTCATCTCTTATCCGGAGCGAGGAAACCTTCTCTAACGTTATCTAAACTTATAAAGTTTGAATTTGGATATTTAGAAGAGTGGACTTTTAAAGGAGAAGGTCCGATGAAATACTCTCCTCCTGGAAAGGAAGAGATGTTTAGGAAAATGGAAGAAGAAGAAAACTTTCAAAGAAAAATTAGAAATACAGAGGGAGCTCGGGAATTCGTGATGGAATATTTCGAACTGACCCCTGAGAGTCGTTCGATTTTTCTCAACTTAATGCGAAATCGAATGAAAAATTAATAAGAAATTTTTTACCTTTTACTTCAATCGATGTTTAAATTTATCGTATAGTTTTTTTGATCTTGCCCTGACATTCATATTTAAAGATTCACTTAAATAATTATTCTCTAGAAGTATTCCCGCGGTTACCGCAATCTTGCTTTCTGCTAACTTTAGATTATACCCTGCCGGATCCAATACGTTATACAGCGTCATCATTATACTAGAAGAATACCGAGACAAAATCGGAGTGCGCTCCCCCTCTAGAATTCTTTCTCGAATTTCAAACGTATCGTAATGAAGTACTGCAACCGCCCAAAATAAAAAGAAAGGGATGAATCCGAACGCCGACTTTGAAGCCCAAAAATATCCGAAAAGAGGCATTATCCAAACACAAAAAATTGTGAATAATAAAGCCATGATGGTTCCTGCTGAAAGAAGGAATGCCCGTATCCGTAAGTCACCGGAAAATCGAAACACCGACCTAACTAAGACTGCACAAGAAAAAGAGATATATGTGAATTCATAAAGGATTATTGCGTGATAATTTATCGTAGGCCGATATGTGAATCGTTCTGGATCTTTTATTTCTACTGCATTACACAGAAACACTGAGCCTATCATATAAATGAAGCCAAATAAATGTATTTGAGAAATCGTCGAACCGATCTTTAGCTCCGGGCGAAAAATCAAACGAACTATTTGGAAGAGTGAATGCGGTACAAATAAGATTGGAATCAACGTCCAGTTTAACGCAAGTTCGCGGAGAAATTCTGGTAAGAGAATACGAAATCCGTGACAGAACATCCAAACTGACAAAGCCAAGGATAATTGGAAAAAATGCTTTTGAGCAATCTTTCCTGACCCTACATTCCGAACATAAAAACCTAAAAGAACAATGAACAACCCAACCGAAACGCTAAATATGTTTGTTACTTGCATGAAAAATGTATACTCAATACTGCATAAATACTACATTTTCGAGGCAATTTTTTGTAAACATTCTTTTTCCAACTCGATCACATGGAATTTAGATAGTTTGCCGTTCAAATAAAATCCCGGAAAATAAAGTAAATCCGGATATCTCTCGGAATGAACGGCGCCTTCACTCAAATAGAGCTTTTCTATTCCTTTCAAATTTGGGTTGTACATTCCGTAGACAACGTCGTATCCCTTTTCATAACAGTGCTTCGCAACGGTTCTAAATGTTTTTTTTGCGGCCATCCACCCCGTTCGACTCAACTCAAATGCGACTGCGTTCCAATCTGCGACGTTCTCCGAAAGAACCGCGTAACGTATCGGTTTTTCCAAGGTCTTATCCAGAACTGCAACCTCCAGAGGTAGAAAATTTTCCGGCTGTTTCTCTACGACCCTCATTGCGGATAAGATCCTTCCCTCCTCCTCAGCGAAAAACCATGTCGACCAGTCATCGTAATCTATGTTTTTCCAACGAGAAGAAGAATAGCCTGCCTCAGAAAATATACGATTTACGAAAGCCTTTATACGCGGGATGTCCTCGCTATCCCCGGATACGATTTTCACGGGAATTTGAGTTCTTGATTTTCGAACGGAATACTCGAGAGGATTTACGGACATAATTTTATTATGTCACATAAATTCGTTGGAATTATCAATTAGAATATTACGGAATTCGGATGTTTGTGTGATTTTTCGTTAAGGTCTTAAAGAACGGATCCGGTTTCTTCGCTTCAATCGTCTGGAGAATTCAGAATCCTTCCAATATGGATTTCAAGATTGGGGTTCGATTTAATTTTCGTAGCAAATCCGTATCGCGGTCAAGTTGGGAAATTTTTTCAGCCAACGGAATTTCGTCTTTAGGTCCGAGACCGCGGGAAAGCCAAAGATATTCTACTTTGAAAACTTCCGAAAGTTTAAGAAGAGCTGCTTCTGAAAGTTCCACCCTTTCACCAGCAAACAAAGCTTTGATAGTTGCGAATGGAACTCTGGACTGCTTCGAGATCGCTTTTGGACGCAAACCGGATTCTTTAATGACCGTAAGGAGTCTTTCAAGCATTTCTGTGGTGATCATAATGGATATCTCTAAATTTAAGAAGTGCTATTGACTATTCTGATTAGCCTCATTGTTATCAACAGAATGCTCATTCATTTTTATGTTCGATGCCGAATTTCTGGAAGAAGTAATTTTCGCTGAGTCAAAGTCTTCAATTTTCGATTTCAAAGGTGGAAAAATCGTTCGTATAAAATACAGATCTGAAATGGCTCCGAATGAAAACTGAGTTATTTTTTTTGATTTAAGTCCCTGGCCCCGTATCCAATAAGTAGCGAAGCCAGTTTCTATAGAAGCTAACTTTCCGAGATCTTCTGGTATATTTGTAATCTCGTAAGGAGCTTCCCAATCGATTGAATAGCCTTTCTCAATTACTATCTTTAAAACTTTCTCTAAAGAATAGGCCATACTTTAATTTTACTGAGCAAGGGCTCCAATTCGAATATCTGGCTGTTGCTCCGTCCATTCTTCCTGGCCACCTTCCAATCCGTTCCGGAGTTCAGTGATTGTTCTATTTTGTTCCTCAATCTGCTTGATCTTTGCATCCAGTTCTTTCAGAATATTTCTAATCAATTCATGTTGCTGATCAATGGTAGCGTCCTTTTGGCTCGTGACCTTTTCATGGTGATTCTTTGAAACCACTTCTAAGCCGACATTCGGTTGGACGATTTTCGACCCAAGTTCCTTCAGTTCTGCCTTCGTAGTTTTTGAATTAAAGGATTTTTCAACAAATTCCAAGTTAGCTCTGAACTTTTCGGCAAGATAACGGCGGACTCGTCCCCACAATTCTTCATTTTCGGTCGTCTCCAAAGTTTCTAATAAAAATTCTTTTCCTTCCTTCTTGATCGTAGAAAGGAAATAATCGTGCATAAGATTGATTAACCCGACTACGGCTGATTGTGGCTCATGGCTTTCGAATGCCTGTGAATATTCCAAGCAGGTAGCCAAAAAGGATTCTTGCCCTTTATCATTTTCGTAGCTTTCAACCACGATATGAATAAGTGGAAAATTTACGATGATCGATGTTGATCTATGTTTAGCGGATAGGACTATTCGAAAATAATCTTGGATAACAGTTTCCATTTTTTTCCTCAGCCTTTTCAGGGCCTTCTATCATATTCGACCAATCCGAGTCACTCCTGGATTCAAAATTGTCGAATTTACGTTTCCAAATGGGTCTTCTGGGATCTAATCGAGACTCCACGTTTTTTGCAACCATTATTATACTGGGTTAAATCTTCAAAAGCATCCAAAAGGCCGGACTACCAAACAATGAAGATCATTTCAAGACCCGATTCTGCCTGAATCACCTCTTTTGAATTTCCAATTTTTTCCAATAATTCTTATCATCTTCAAAATTCCGCTTTCGTAAAATTCGAGATTTCGAATTTCTAAAACTAATGAAAATTGTCGCAATTTGCTCGGGCAAAGGTGGCGTCGGAAAAACAACGACGACGATCTATCTTGGTCAATCCCTCGCTTATTTAGGGTTCCGCGTCCTCCTAATTGACTTTGATTTTAACTCAAATTTGAGTAAGTTTTTCTTCAAACTCTTCAAAGACGTCGTGAACGAATCGGAAGGAAAAAATTCGTATAAAGCACTAGTCGATGGTTGCGATTTTGAACCTCATATCTACAAAACCGGAACGAAAATAGATTTCATTTCGACAATCGAGCGTTTGAAAAAAATTGACTTTGAATTCTATGATGACCCAGGGTTTAAATCACTGTTTGGAAGAGAGCTCCGAAAATTGGATTACGATTTCGTTCTAATCGATCTTCATAACGTTGTGAACGTGGTGTTGGACGCTGCGGTATTTAATGCGGATCAAATTGTTTCTCCAATGGAATACGGAGATTGGAGCCAGGATGGAACCGCAAAAATCTTAAAGCTCCATCGCGAAAATGAAATATTACAGAAAAGAAAAATCCCACTAAGAGTCGTACCTTCTCGGGTAACAAAAAAAAAGGCGGAGAAAATCATTTCCCTCGGTGCGCAGGTCGGTCTGACTGTCAGCGGGTGCGTAAATATCAATGATGATGTCGTGCTCACGAGCTCAAACCTTGGCGAGCTATTGAAGCCCGATGTTCATGCCGCATTTGCGCGTTTCCTTGAGCTTGCGAAGGAGGTTTCAATTTGAGTACTCCTGAAAAAAAACCCACTAAACAAGAACGTGTCGACGCCGAGCTCGTGAAGACATTTTCGGCAAATAACGAGAAACTTCCTGCAATGAGTTCATCAGATGAGGATCCGGCGCTTACGAGACTGAAGGAAGCATACGCATCTGTAATTTCTGCTCAAAAAAGAACCATTAAAGTTGCTATCGAATTCGGGGCAATTTTATACGAGGTGAAGCAACAGCTTAACCACGGTGACTGGTCTAAGTATATTGAGGACAACTATAACTTCCTAAAGTTTGGAACACGTGTCGCGAGTTCTTACATGAGAATTTACGACTATCGGGATCGGGTTGGAGAATGCAGAAGTATTAGAGAAGCGGATACTCTTATTCAGAGCATCATCGCTGGTGAACTTCCAGGTCCTACCGAAAAAGAAATCAACCCACCTCCCAAAAAAATTACTCCTGAAGCCATCCTTATATTGAGAAAGCGCTTAAAAAAGGAAGGCAAAAGTTCCCTTAAAAAAAGGGAGATTTCTGAGCTAAAAAAATATCTCGATGATATTATTAACTCGAAGACTCAGAAGTTCAATGATTCGATAAAACCGATCCAAGAAGAAAGGGATTTGCTTGAGTAGGCAAATCGGAAGCGCGCTTCCGATTTGAGAGGCCTGATTTTTTTATTCAGATGGCAAAAAATGTGTACCCAAAATCGTACACGGGTTTTAGAGTACCGAGAGAAAGGAAGGCGCCCGCCTAAACCTTTTCTGTTTCGATGCCTGCGGCGGAGGTGAGAGTCCACGCAGGTTTTTCTCCCGCCTAAAGCACGTTCCAAGAGACATAAATTTTTATGAGACATAGTATTATTATGCTTGACTGTTTTTTCAAAAATCCCGCTAGTCTGTACCCGTTTAGTCGACATAGCTAAACAACGGCCACTCTCACAATTCGGCCGAATGAAACAGAAAAGGGAACCATACTTTCGGCTCCACGCTCGATCTATGCTTCTCGATTCCAAAGAGTAGGGTAGTCCATCTGCCGTGCCGCACCCGATTTATGTCCGGCGCCTCAGAAAAGGAAAAGGATCATGAAAGAATTGATCTATGGCGAGTTCATACCTCGCACTATAATCAACACCAAACTTGGCAGAGGAATGCGTGACGTCCTCGCAAAAATTACGCTCCTCGATATCAACGGACGCATCGAAGGTCGCGGTGGATGCTACGCAGGGAATGAATACTTGGGTCAGGTTTTAGGAATGGCGACGACGACCATAGCAAAATATATTTCTCGCCTACGAAAAGCTGGTTACATAAATCAAGTTTCTTTCAACGGAAGGATTCGAGTAATTCAATCAAGTTTTCATGACGCCGTTATATTCGAAAGAGCTCAGTATCAAATATCCAAAACCGCCGTTCAAAACGATCCTAGTCAGAATAGTACGGATGGTAAGGGCAGGGGGGTACGAGATTCCAAATCTGCCAAAGATAAACGTTCCGCTCCTGTACGTACTAAAGAAGAGAGAGCAAAAACAGTAAATCTACCGGGTGCTGATAAATTGAAACCGACTTGGAGCGATTTCCAGCCTTGGTATAAGGATCGCTTAACAAAATCAAGTATAGATATTTTAGATAATCTTCAATTTGAATTCGTACATGATAAATTGATAATTTTGTGTGGAGTTCCGAATTCATTAAAAATGATTATCGAGAAATTCTTCACTGAAGAAGTCGTCACTCCAATTCAGGTTGTATTTCGCGAACAGCATAAGGAGAGAACGGCCGCATGATTACTGTCGCATTAACGAGTAGTTTTTTAAAAGGAACAAAAGAGTAAAATTGACTTTCTTTTATAGGTATACTAATGTGTAGTTGTGGCGATTTCAGAGATAGAAATTCTAAAACCAAAATTTACGCCTGGAAACGAATACCCGTTCCTTGAAGGAATAAGCGCGGGCTTCTCATCTCCGGCGGAAGAGTATTTAGAAAACGTTCTCGATTTGACAGAAGCGGTCGTGAAAAATCCGAATTCAACTTTTTTCGGACGGGTCCGTGGAAACTCGATGATCGGCGCGATGATTGCGGAAGGGGACATCCTCGTCATAGACAAATCTGTTCGACCGATTGATGGAGACCCGGTGGTTTGTTCGATTGATGGGGCCTTTCTCTTGAAGTTTCTTAAAATAGAAAAAAGTGAAGGGTGGCTGATACCGGCAAATCCCGAATACAAGCCGATTCGAGTCACGAAGGAGAATGATTTCCAGATTTGGGGGACCGTCATGTGGATAACACACAGGGCCAGAAATGTACGCGCTTATCGACTGTAATTCCTTCTACGTTTCTTGTGAGCGTATTTTTAGACCGGATCTTCAAAAAAAACCGGTTGTCGTTCTTTCGAACAATGACGGGTGCGTTGTATCGCGGAGCCAGGAAGCAAAAGACCTCGGGGTAAAAATGGGAGAAGCGGTTTTTCTCCGAAAGGAATATTTCACGGAAAACCGGATCGAAATGTTTTCTTCCAATTATACTCTATACGGAGATATTTCCAGAAGAGTAATGAATCTTCTTTCCGATTTCTCTCCGGAAATGGAAATCTATTCCATCGATGAGGCATTCCTGGGATTTTCCGGCATCGCAGAGGAAAGCCATCCGGGAATCGCGAGACGAATCAAGGAAACGATTCCGAGAAACACCGGAATTCCTGTGAGCGTCGGCATGGGACCAACTCGGACGCTTGCGAAACTCGCGAACCATATCGCGAAGAAGCGAAAAGAATATAACGGAGTCTATATCATAAAAAACGAAAGCGTCAGAGAAGAAGCGCTCCGGATGGTATCGATCGGGGACGTTTGGGGAGTCGGCCCGAGTTACCGGAAGAAACTTGAAAAGGTAGGGATCGAAACCGCATATGATTTTTCCCGGATGAATGTCCACTGGGTTCGGAAAAACTTAACGGTCGTCGGTGCGCGGATGAATTACGAACTCCGAGGAATTCCCTGTTCTGGTCTCGTTCCTCCGGACGCGGAAAAAAAATCGATTTCGATCGCCCGGTCTTTCGGAGAGATGCAGGAAGATTTCGATTCAATGGCCGCGGCAGTTGCTACTTTTGCGAGCCGTGCCGCCTACAAACTCCGGAGGCAAAAAAGTTTTGCGAATATGGTTCTCGTTTTTATTCATACAAACCCGCACAGGCAAGATCTGGAGCAATATGCCCGGAACATCGTTGTCCGACTCCCGGTTGCTTCGGATTCCACCTTTGAGATTGTTCGCTACGCACTCGCCGGACTTCGGCAGATATACAAACCAGGATTCAAATATAAAAAAGCCGGGATCGTTTTGGACGGAATTGTTTCGGGAACCGGAATTCAGCCGGGACTTTTTGATTGCGTCGATCGTCCACGGGATGCGAAAATCATGGAAGTCATAGACTCGATGAATTCGAAATTCGGTAAGGAGCGGATCCGTCTCGCTGTTACCGCCCAAAAAGACTCTTGGAAACTTAGACAGGAACACCATTCCCCGAACTATACGACTGACTGGAAGGAGATAATCAATGTGCTTTCATAACTCGATGTCAGCGGACGCGATGAGTCTGAAGAAGAGATACAACGCCGAGCTGATTCATCCGGAAAAATTCCAGCCAATATACCACGAAAACGCTTTCCAACATCGCCCGCGCCCTATTATCACCGGAGACAACCCGAAGTTTATTCAAAATTTCGTTTGGGGCCTAATTCCTTCCTGGACAAAGACGGAAGTTTCCGCAAAGGAAATTCAAGAATATACTCCGAACGCTAGATCAGAATCGGTTTTTGAAAAGCCGTCATTTCGTGGTGTGATCAGGTCTAAGCGTTGTCTCATACCATCGACTGGTTTTTTTGAATGGCAGGACTTCAAGGGAAAGAAATACCCCTATTTCATTTTTCTGAAAGACCAGGAGATCTTTTCTTTTGCAGGTATTTGGGATTCTTGGAAGAATCCAGCATCGAAAGAAACAATATACTCATTCTCCATTTTAACAACGGACGCGAATAAATTCATGTCCCGGATCCATAATTCTAAAAAAAGGATGCCGTTGATACTTCCGAAGAAAGAGGAGGGGGCTTGGATAAATCCGGATCTGAAAGATGAAAAAGAAATTCGAAAATTGTTTAAGATTTTCCCAGAAGAAAAAATGGAAGCCTACACAATCTCAAAGTTGATAACATCGAGAAAAGAAAACTCAAATACTTTGGAAGTAAATTTAGAGTTCAGTTATCCGGAGTTGACCGAAGAGAATTTATTTTAAAAAAAAGAAGGTGCTATGTTTGATTGCGATTGTTTGTTCGATTGGAAGGAAGTTTACTCATTGTTAAAAGATTTCTTGGCATTCATTTTAGGAGTCTATACAGTTTGTATCGCGAAGGAAGGTTTGAAAACATGGAAGGAGCAAATTCGAGGAGGGAATAATTATCAGCTCGCGAAAAGAATACTTATTAAGTTAAATAAATTGCGAAATGAATTGAGAAAATTAAGGTCTCCAATTCGGTTTGCAAAATATAACGAATTTCTTATTGGGGCTCCTGACGAATTTAAAGAAACAATAAAAGAGGAATGGAGAGGCGTATCAAATTCGTATGCAGAATTAGAATTCGATATTTATGAAGCAGGAATAGTTTTTGGAGAAGAATTTAAGGAAAAATTTAAACCAGTAATGGCTTATATAATTAATATTGAAGGAGAATTAAATCTATTTTTATCTGAAGCCATAACAAAAGGAGATTCTCAAAGGTTAGGATCGGAAATTTTTGGATCGCCTACTTTGGCAGGGGTGGAATCAGATCATGATGCTAAATTCAAAGAATTAATTCAATCCGTCGAAAATATATTAAGAAAGCATATTTCAATTTCATAAAGAAGCAATATACAAAATGTGAAAGATGTGTCATTCGCTCAACTTACATCAAAAAAATTACTCCATTGAACGCACCTAATTGATTTTTCTTGAACAAAGTGCCTTGTATGTCGCCAATTGAATTCCGGATTTCTTATAGAGAAAACTTTTAAATCAAGCAAGCTGCCTTGTATAGAGGTAAAACGACGTATGTCAAAAAGTGGCAAGTCAACTACAGGGCTTTATCAATTTGATCGGGGTTGTTGCCTGAATAAATCCGTTCCTATATGAAAAATTAGATAAAATCGTAAATTAAAACTTTTGAATCATAAACGTCGAAAAATGTGTAAGTGCAACTTGACATAAGCAATTCTATGGGAAGATTGGCTAAATATGTCAAAAATAGGATCAATTTGCGTCTCTTTGGGGCTCTTAACTCATTTAAGTTGTAGCAAAGTTTCTAATCCAAGTAATTTACTTTGGCTTTCGGCAATTGGATTAAATCCAAATTTTGCAAATGTAATAAATGGTTCTGGGAGCGGCCCGGATTTTAATATAACGTCCTCACCTGAAACTCGATTCCAAATTAACCCCGAAGTTGTAGAAAATTTAGGATTCCTTTTCAATAATGATCCCCATTTTCCTGAACTAAGAAAAATTCAAGATTTTTCAATCGTCTCCTTAGATCCACTTATAAGAGATCCACTGTCACGTCCGACCGATGTAAATTTATTTATACTTGATTCAACAAAAGGGAATATTATTTATTCAAAAAATCCTGGGAAGATTTCTTACTTCCAAGATTCCTCGCTTACAAATTATTCCTCAATTCTTGTTCTCCCCTCTGGGAAAATCCTTTTGGTATCGAAAACTGGATTTTTAAATACCTGTTTTCAATATACCGCCGTCGGGTCTGTCGTGAAAACACCATCGTGCAATGATTCAACGATTCAGGTTTCGAAGTTGTTTAACTTTAAAACAGAAAAAGGGGAGATTCTTTTTAGGGCTCCTTCCGGATCTCTTAAAATCTTCTCAGTTGAAAATCAATCGATAAGTGAGATATCCATAAATCCGACGCCTATTGGAATCATTGATGTTTCGTATTCTTCAAATCAAAAATCCCTCGTAGTCTCGGAAAATGTAGGTAAGCGAATTTCAGTTTATAAGGAAAATCAGAACGGTTCGTTTATTTTAGAAAATAAAATCGAATCTTTCTCGTTTACAAATACTTTAGGAAAATCGTATAAAGCACCTTACATAAGTAGTGTTGCGGTTAACAAGGATGGGGTCATATACGCATTGAGCAACGTTGAGGATGCCGTTTACACTATAGATCCTTATCTAAAAATTGTAAACGTGTTCGAGGACACATTGCAGTTCCGACCATTTAGAAAAATGATGGAACCGCTACGGATAAGGATTTCATCCGGAAATGAAGATCTGTATGTTCAGACAAAAAATGAAATCTCTGTTCTTAGGGATGTTGAAGTAAATAAGAGTTCCGATTTTCAGTGGTCGCTACCAATTAATCAGGATAGTTTAAAGCAAGCAGTCATCGAATCCCTAAAACAATCGAACTACAATTTAAACAAAAGTATTTTTGATCAGCCCGCGGTAAAGGCGGTGCTGGATTCATATAGGAATTTGGCTCAATGAAATTATCTTCAAAATATATTTTACTTTTTGTTTTGTTTACTTCCTCTTTTGCTTCGTATTTTCGATGCGGCGATAAAGAAGTTCTCTTCGTCGCGATCGGGATTTGCACGTATTGGGATACTTCAAAATTCGGACCAAAACCTGTTTATTGTGACTATCTTCCTGATCCTAGTAAGATTCCTCCTCCGGGTCCGGGAGTAGGGAAATGTGTGAGTTGCGATTCTGGATACACTGTCGGTTACTGCGCAGATGGATTGTATTGGCAATCCGATGTGAATGGTAAAAAATGCGGACGGGACGCCGGACTATTCGGCGGGCAGACAGGTTGCGCGACCGCCGATCGGTGTTATGGAGTTGGAGGAACTCCGATTCAAACTTTTTATTCGGGATTTATTTCTACTGGCGAGGAGCCTTTGCCTCCGAACGTATTATCGATCTCGCCTTCGAATGGTTCTACGATCTATCCAAATACAACTGTCACCGTTCAAACTTCAAAATCAATCGAAGGGAGTTCAATAAATCTTTCTGGATCAGTCGGAGATTTTATCGGAAGCAATTTCGTTATAAAGCGAAAAGATATCTACAATGATCAAATTGTTTTTCAATTGGATCAGAATGTTCCGAAAGGAGCTCACAAGGCTCTCGTTGTAAAAGGTAAAGATGTTGATGGACAGGATCTACAGATTAATTTGAATTACTCAATCTTATCGAATGGTCAATCGGCAAGTTTGAGTTCTACGACTTGTCAGCCTGAATGTTTAGTTCGATGGATTTTCGATTCGTATGTGATTCCATTTCAAGCACAAGGCGGATTTCCCCCTTACACTTGGTATATGAATGGACAGACTCCGCCGGGCGCGGCCATGTCTTCGGACGGGGTGCTGAGTGGCCCTCCAACCGGGAACTTTCTCGGAAAATACTATTTCGTAGTTACAGTCGTCGATTCAAACAATTCGGTCGCAAATTTTTCAGTCTCAATAAATTCTTTTGATTTGGGCGCCGCTTGCTTTTTTTCTGGAATATGTTGGTAGGAAATTATATGAAAAACCTTTTTTTGAAAATTACGCTTTTACTTTGTATTTCACTTCTCATTCCGACTTGCAAACGAGATCACAAGGAAGACGATCAAAACGATCCAATTTCATCCTCAATTCTTTACGGTGCATTCGTAAGAATGGATACTTTGCTGAGAGTAGAAAATTTAACTTCAGCGCCTGTGGCTGTAAAAATATACGATAACTCAACTTGTAACGCGAGCTCAACTGCAGTAAATTCTGGAATGCCTTCGTTTTATGATTTCGGAACGTTAGCTGCAAATTCGAAATCAAATTTTTACCCACTTCCTTTCAGTTCCAATCTCCAATACAATGAAGTCACGATGTACGTTCAGTTCACCGGGCCATGTAATTTCCCACTTCCGAACAAACTGAAAGCCGGTTCCCTTTCAAATTTAAGAGGGTATCTGCTGCAGATAAAGCCTGCGACCGGAGGAAGCGCGAATTATTTGGATATCGAGGAAAGGAACGGAATATTCGCCTATCCGCCGCTGTAATCGTTTACTTTAAAACCGGTAGGAACCGGTTCTAAAAATTCTCGACATAAAGTTAAATACCCGGATTTGTCTCTTATGCCTAAAATCCGCTATTCTAACGTGGAAGATATTCCACTCGATAAACTTGTAATTCATAAAGACAACTTTATGCGGGATGTTCCCGACGATGAACAAAAGGCATTTGAAAAACAAATTGCCGAGCAGGGCGTCGAAATTCCGATTTATATTACCAAAGAACCGGATAAGAACGGAAATTACGAAATTTTAAACGGAGCGCGCCGGTTCCGTGCATCGAAGAAAGCAAAGTTTCCATCGATTCCCTGTAAAAGAGTTCTTACTGAACTTTCGGATTGGGTTCGTGCAAGAGTCATGGTTGCTGGGAATGATTGGGCGAAAAATTATTCTCCCGAAAATCGGAAACAAGTCATTCAAATTTGGTTTAAAGAAATCGAAATCCTCCAAGACGAAAGAGGAGGGGCCTTCGGAAATCAGTATTCAAATGTTCGGGAATACAAAACTCCCCTCCGTCTTAGAATTCACGAGTTATTTGGTTGGCCTTTGCGTACTGTTGATCGGGATCTTTCGGAAATTCGTAAAGAAATTATTTCCACAAAGAAGAAGCCGATGAAGGATCTCCCAGATCTCCTTGACGGAGAGAAGTTGTATTTCAACAACCGAGTTTCAGATTGGTGGTCGTCCGAACTTCAAAAGAAACAACTTCTTCAAGAACTCAAGAAAGAAGAGGATGCGGTCAAAAAAAGGATCTTAAAGATATCTGATATGCAAAAAAAATACATACGAGATTTTAAAAAAGTCGGTGGTCTGCAAACTTATATCCGTCTCGCGATAAAAAAGGATCCGGTCCTGAAGAAAATTAAGGGACTCAAAGAATTCGTCGAAGAAGAAATTAAAAAAGAAAAGAAATCGAAATAAGTGCGAAAGTATCATCTACTTTTCGGATTCATTTAGGAATTGACTTTTAGAAAATCCCGAAACTTTGTCCCCGCCTTGTGGAGAAAAAACAAGCCAAAAGGGGACAAAGTGGCAAAACCGCTCCGAAGAAGAAATCATCTTCTCAAAAGGGTCGGAATACACCCAAGGTATTCGACCCACCTTACGAAAACCCCTATAAGAATGTAGATCCGGATCAGTTCAAAGCGATTCTTTTGCTTTTGGACGGCCAGACAATCGCTCAAACGGCGAAAGTCTTGGGCGTTGCCGACTCTACCATTAAGCGTTGGCTGTATTCGGATGAGGCCGTCGCTTTGCGCTTTCGAGAAGCATACGAAAAAGAAGCGTCACGCCGAATTGACGCAATGCGAATGAACGCGGACTCGATCGCGTTTGATCTTTATGGGATTTTGAAAGAATGGATTGCGGAACTTAAAAAAAGAAAAGGGAAGGTAAGCCCAAAAGAAATCCAGCAAGTCCTTTCTCATTTATCGACTTCGAAATACATCCTGAAGAATAAAACAGAGGCCGAATCTGAATCAGCGAGAAAGAAACTTCTCTCCGGACTCGAAGCCTATCTTGAGGAGAAAATCCTTGAGACCGTTTCCGGAGGAGCGGGGGAGTGAAGATCGATCTTTCGGAGATCCTAAAAGGAACTCCTTATGAAAACGTAGACCCCTCAATCCTTGGCGAAGCGGTCCGTAACGTTTCCGAAAGACTCAAATCGAAAGTAGTTGGAGCGAATCGCGAGAAGAATATCTGCCGAAAGCGTGCTACCGGTAAACGAGGCTCATATCTTTTCTTCTGCAGGCATTATTTCCCACATTATTTTTCAATTCCTTTCGGTGAACAACAGATGGAACTCATCCATCTTATTCAATCATATCGATCTACGCGGAACAAAGACGGAAGTAAAAACAGGAAACCGGTTCGCTCCTTAGTTGCGCTTTCCCGCGGATTCGGTAAGTCGACGATTCTGACATTGTGCGGAGTCCTTTGGCTTCTTTTGACCGGAACATGGAAATTCCCTATTTTGATATCCTCCACCTTAAATCAGGCGAAAGAATTCTTACGGAAGATCCAGGAGGAAATAGAGGACAATGCAGCTCTCTCGAAAGATTTTCCCGAACTACTTCCGAAGAAAGATATTAAGGGCCAAAATGTTTCGTGGTCGGATTTTGATTTGGTTTTTATGGGAGGATTCCGGGTTATCGCGAAAGGGTGGGGGAACGCGATCCGCGGGAAACGTCATAAGAACTTCCGGCCGGATGCGCTTCTCATGGATGATCCGGACGAAGAGAAAGATGTAGAGAGCGAATCGACGATGCGTCGGAAATACCGTTGGTTGGAACGGGCCGCTCTTAAACTCGGAACCGTATGGGGTATCGATGCGATTCTTTCCTATACGACGATCGCGCCGAATTGCGTAGGGGAATACGTTTTTAATTCCGAACGTTACAAAGAATGGATTAGGAAGAAATACCAAGCCTTGGTTACGGACCCAGACGGGACCGAGCGATCATCGTGGCCGGCCGGAGCTCCGCTTGATTTACTCCAGAAAGAACGAGACGAAGATCCAATTACATTCGCGCAAGAAAGACAGAACGATCCTCTTCCTGAAGTCGGCCAGAAATTCAAAGGGCTTATTCAAACTTGGAAATTCGAACGACCCGAATCATTTGCTGGTTGGCAGTTGGCTTTGGCTCTTGACTTATCTCTCGGTAAAACAGAGCGATCGGATTTCTCTGCAATCGTCGGCCTCGGACTTTCACCTTTAGGAAAATTCTACGAACTTTATTCTGATATTCAGAGAAGGCGTCCTGATCAGATCCAGAAAGACTTTATTCAGGCTTTACAGGCGTTTCCCTGGGACATCGCGGGAATAGAGACCAACGGAGGCCAAGAACACTTTCTGGATGGCTTTAAAACGCGTCTGGAAGACTGGAATGAACTTTGCTCTTTAGAAAGTAGTGAACTTGGTTTAACTCTCGCGAATAAAATCATTGTTCCGGTTATTGGAATTGAAAATGGCGGAGATAAGATTCGGCGCATTGAAGGAGCACTTCAAGTTCCGATTGC